GCATTATATTAGGTGCAGGCTACCCACACGATGAAGGCTATAAGGGTTATACTGGGAACAAGCATTTCAGAGGAATGGCTATGTTGCATCAAGTGAAGAATGGTAGTTTTAATCCCAGCTTTATTGATTTGGAGTACCTAGAGAAGCGTTATGCCGAAATAGTTTTATAATCAACACAACTAAAGAGGAGAGTATTATGAGCAACACCAATAATTTACCCAAAGAGATGATGGCACTTCTGGAAAAGTATTCTAAGACGGAGGGTTACATTAACCCACACTTCCTAATGGAGGTTACAGGGCCGTTATACATGTATTATGAATTGGAGTCTGATGCGGTAGATACTTGGGTGCAAGAGATGTTTGGTCTGTAGTTGTATGAGTAGTTTGTATGGTTTATAATGGAGGCTCCTACTGGCGAGAGCTGGTAGGGTTTTTGTTTATTTAAGGAGAAATGATATGACAGATTTTGATGTATACGCAGACACATCCCCCGACAAGAAGGGTGTGGTATTTGGCACAGGTTACCTAGTAGAAGGCATGAAGGAGCTACTTACCAAGGCAATCGGTGAAGCCACCTCTACGGAAGATATCCGTGAAATGCTTAATGACGAGTGTATGCAATTCTGCATCCTTGGCTTCTTCTATGGTAAGGGGTTGGATTCGGATGAGTTCAATCAGATGTTCGCCCCATTTGTCGAGGGTGATATGGAAGATTTAGTACGGTTGATTGCGAAGGAGAAATAATATCATAACTACACTATTATTAGTATTGCTAACAGCATCGTAGATATGTATACTACCTCCAACTAACAACAGGAGAGAAGAATGACAGTCAAACCATTTTACATTAGATCAGGAGTGTTGACGGACAATCAAATTAATGGAGTTTTAGATAAAGCTGTAGCTTGTGGGGCTATGGCTTATGAATGTAAAGAAAGGGCTTCTTTACATGGGTACTCTGATGTGTATTCCTCCAACTATTTATACTTTGGGGTAGATGATGACAACCATACATACATTACTAACAATATGAACATATACGGAGTAGGAGCAGTAGAGCTGACTATCGATCAGGTGGATGAACATCTAGGAATTACTACACCTAAATCAAATACCACAAAAGAGTATGTCCGTGAACGTGTAATCACCACATTAAGGAAGTTCAGTTGCGAGAACTATGTTGGCGACACACTAGCTGAATATGGACTTGACAGTCTTGACGAAGTGGAGCTTTGCTTTGAATTAGAGGAGGAGTTTGGCACCGAAGTAACAGATGCTACGGCTACGGCTTTCACTACAGTTACTCAGGTGGTGGATTACATCCTAAACCATGTGGATTTTAATTTAAAGTTTAATTTAAAGCAGAAGGAGGCACAGGTGGAACCAGAACAAGAGGACACTATTTTTAATAAAGAATATGATGTCGTAATAGAGCAGACGGGGGCCTCTACGCCTTCGCAGTATCGACGAAGTATTACTGTTCCAGAGACAGGTAATCGTGGTGTGCATCATACTGTGGACATTGAGGTGTTTGATGTTGACCATGCTTACGGGTTAGGGCCAACGGGTCATAATATCCTCAAAGCTCTATGTCGGGAGGGTAAGAAAGAGGGGAACGTAGAGGATTATGATTATAATAAAATTATGTTTAATTCCTTGCTAATATGGAAGAACAATGGTAAAATCACACCTAAGCGGTTCTGGGAGCTTGCTGTGGAACTTGGTGTGGCTAAGGAGATATAATAATGGAAGTTATAATTATACCTGATAAATGGAAAGTGGTTGTTGACAATTACAATCACTCTCTGTATAAATGGAATACTGAATACGTTAATAGGAAAAAAGAGGTTGTCCCTGCTAAATGGAAACCTGAATATATATACTTCCCAACACTACCTCAGTGTGTCCGTTACATCTTGAAACAGGAGATGTTACATGATACATACGATAGTTTAGAAGCTTGTCTATTAGCACAGGAAGAAAAACTACAAGGAATATTACAGGAGTTTAAATGTCAACAGATTGGTTCTTGAAGAAGAGTAAATTTAATCGTTATGCTGAAGCGGTTGTACTGTTCAATGAAATTGCTCGTAAGGAGCCTCCCACACTCTCACAACAACGAGCGTTAGGGGTAGAGGAGTTCACTGAGACTTACAAGGCATGGGAGGAGAGGGATAAAGTTGAATACTTAGATGGACTTATTGATTCATTTGTAGTGTCAAGTTACTTCCATTACATGCAATCGGGTAGTACAGATGTAGAGCAATTCAAAGGCGACCCTACTGTCTATATGGGGGAGGTGTTGGATAATGTCAAGTACAACTTCGACATGTGGAAACTACTGCACGTCTCTATGTTACTATTACAATCTATTGATGTAGATTATGAGGGAGCTATACAAGAAGTGTTGTATAGTAATATGAGTAAGTTTACACTATACCACAGTAGTGACGAAGGTGCCTACGACAGGGAACGTGATTGGATTATGGAGAACACGGAATATGTAGGAGTTACATGGGAAGTCAATAAAGACTATGTTGTCTTTAAAGATGAGAACAATAAGGTGATGAAGCCTTCTTACTATGTAGCGCCTGTATTAGAACCATATATTAATTGAGGAGAGAAGAATGACAACACAACCAAGCGCTAAAGTTATTTGTGATAGTGTTAGCCCTAACGGTGACAGACTGATAACGATGGAAATAGAACTACACAGGTTCATACTTCCTGAATGGAACACACATAGAAGTATCTCACGTAACTTCCAAAGTAGTCGTGCTATTCCTATTCTACGTCAGTTACAACAGATTATGGATGACCCTGCTCTCCCTGTGTACTGGGGTAAGAATCAGGCAGGTATGACCGCCAAGGAGGAGCTATCGTTAGAAGCTATTGAAGAGTGTAAAGATGACATTTTGATGCTTCGCGACATGGCTGTAGCTGTGGCTAAACGTCTTCACAAGCGAGGACTGCACAAGCAAACAGTGAATCGTTATGTAGAACCGTGGATGTGGACTAAAGGTGTTGTAACAGCCACCTGTGAAGCATGGCGAGGACTGTTAGACTTACGCAATCATCCAGACGCTCAACCAGAGTTCAAAGCCTTGGCTGTGGAGATCGAACGTAATATCCGTAACTCCAATCCCACACAACTCGAATGGGGTGAGTATCACATGCCTTATGTGAATAAGACAGTCGATATGAGTGTGGTGAATCAGGTTAAGTTGTCCACCAGCTGTAACGCACAAGTATCTTATCGTGTGCTAGACGAGACGTTAGATAAGGCTATTAAGATTTACGATATGCTCAACTTACCTGTGGCTGCAATATACGGAGAAGATCCTCCACATTTCAGCCCTACAGAGCATGTTGCATTGTGTTATGATGGTTTGTGGGTAGGTGATAGTGGTAATTTCCACTCAGATGATTGGTGGCAATATCGTAAAGCATTAGAGACAGGGCAAGAAGATTTATTTATTAAACTAGGAGAGGGGAAGTAATGAAAACTATTACGAAGAAATTCACAGTAGAGGCATCTATCGGTATGGAGATTAGCCTAGAGGAGCTTATCGAACGAACGGGCGGGGTATGTTGTAATGCAGGTCATAGTCATTTTGTTAATGAGCTTACAGAAGTACTTGTTAAAGGTAAGCCTGTCAACTTATCTGACATCAAGGTACGTCTGTTTGCAGAGGAGGATGAGGCTACTGACATCGTAAGCGATGCTGTACGTATGCAAGAGTTCACTATTGCTACACCTAAGAAGGTAGCTCCGAAGAAGAAAGGAAACAAGTAATGTACGTTTTACTACACGTAGTATATGATGATAACGGCGCTCGGTATGAGGAGTTTGTAGGTGTGTTGCAGGAGGACGATCCGTATGGTGCGCCAATTAAGAGACTTATGACAGAAACCAACGACATTTATTGTACTGACCGTAAGACGAGTAAGGCTCTCGATGGTAGTGAGACAGATCATTACTTGTTACTCCCCATACAGGAGGATGGAACTGTAACACCAGCCCCACACCCGTTACAGAACATACACGACCTATTAAGCGAAGTTGATAGACACGAAATAGTAATTTCACCTGAAGTTACACGTGAATGGATTAATATTTTAAAAGAGGAAATTAATAAAGATGACTAAAGAACTAACTAAACAGAAAGAAGGTGAGTTGATTAACGAGGCAATTAACCTCATCGTTGCTCGTGAGTCAGCTAAAGAGTCCCTAGCTGGTAATTTAACTATCAGTAAAGACACCTATGGTGACGCTGCGGCTAACATCAATAAAGATGCAGAAGCGATCTACAAGGCTACTCAAGACCGTGAGAAGTATGAGAAGAATAAAGAAATCAAACAGCGTGAGTTTGATGTCGTAGAAGAAGCACTGAGCTAATCGAATGGGACACATGACTTCGGTTGTGTGTCCTTTTTGTTATCTGGAATAAAATAAATATACATATATGGAGTATTAATGGAATACGAAGAGAACTACGACGAACTAACCACAGATGATTTACAAAACAACCTGTTTCTTGCTTTGCTTGATGCGGGATATACAGGAACACAAGCCGAGATGTTGGCTGAGAAGCGATACAGTGGTGCATACAGCACACAAGAAGCAGAGGCTAGCATTTACCCTATCCGTAAGCTAATCGCTCTCCATCGGCTACCTGAGCAGTTTCATGGGCTATCTGACAAACAGAAGGATAAGTTTCTATGGGAACTAGGATTTGACACTAAACTATATAAGTACCAAGTACGTTTAGATTGGATGCGCGACTCAGAGGATAGCCCTAAGCAACAATATGGTGAGTTCATCGTCTGTACTGAGAGGGTTGATAAAGGCTGGACTGTAGGTAATCCACATGCTAGTATAGAAGCACGTTATTTCTATGACCAAGAGGAAATGCGGGACATAATCTCATGCCGAGGGAAGGCGGTGAGAAAAAAGGTATGACATTTGGTATTAAAGATGTATAATACACATACTTTATTGACTAGGAGAGAATAATGACAGTTAAGCCATTTTATATTAAATCAGAAGGGTTGACGGACGACCGAATTAATGAAGTTTTAGATAAAGCTGTAGACTGTGGAGCTAGGGTTTATGAAAGTAAAGAAGGGGCTTCTCGGTATACGTACCCGCATACGCTCGTCGAGAGATACTTATACTTTGGAGTGGATGATGAGAACGATACATATGTTTCTGACGAGATTGACATGTACGGAGTAGGAGCAGTAGAGTTGACTGTAGATCAAGTGGATGAACATTTACTAGGGAACACCCATGCAGTGCCCGTTGTAGACGACATTGATGAAACTCACGAGGCGTTGTGTGTTGCGATAGACCGTATCCTAACGACAGATATTACACCTAAGATCAAGACCATTTTAATCAAGAAGTTACTACAGTAGTAATCATCAGACGTAAAAAAGCCCCGAACCAATAAAGGAACGGGGCTTACTTCAATCATCGAAGTCAATCTCACAGGAGGAACTATTTAGGAGGTGTTATATTATGTAGGGATTTTAAATACTGAGTTGACCTGTACAAGTCGTCATTAGACCTCTGTAACAACCGTACACTCTCCTTGTTCTCAGTAACGTCCTCTTTTAACCTCTCTATATCCGTCAAGTATGTCCTGATGTTTTGTGATAACTCTCTGTTATCGTCTTCCAATTCTCTATAGTTCTCTGTGAACCTATCCTGTAATTTAGCCATTTCTTGTGAAAACTCTCTTTGGAGTTCTAACTTGGCTTTGTCCGTACTATCGTTCCACTTCTGTGTCTGGATTCCTGTGAAAAATATCGCCCCTATTATTGTTATGATTATAGGTAGGGCGTTAATGAACTTCCCTGTTGCATCTACAGGAGGTCTTGTGGGACGGTCACTCTGAGCAGGTTGCTTTGCAGCTTCCAACATTTTACTTACTTCCAATATACGAGCTAACTCTTCATTATCCACAACGCCTCCATAGGCTAATCTTTCTTCTTCTCAGCCCATCGTATTGCTGTACGTACATCGTCCAATGTATGTTCTAGGTTATTAATACGAATATGTGTGTGTTCTTTGTGATCATCAAAGTCTTGCTTATGATCATCGAGTGAAGACTTCTGCTCGAAGAACTGGTGTGTCAAAGTGGTTAGCCAGATAGTTATTAGGATCACCAACGACCAGAATAATATAAAATCAACGCCCATTGTATTCATCCACCCAACTGTTATGACGAACAAAACATGGTTCGTATTTGGTCATTATCTCTTGTATCTGATATAGACTATCCTGCTCTGTCTTTATCTCCCCCAACCATCTAGGCCATTCGCACTTAGTAGTGTAGAATGAATCATACTTAGTGTTAATATCATTGACTGCCCCTACAAGAGCCTCTGTGGCCTCTTGTTGAGGTTTAGCTACGACACTAGGCTTAGTATTAGTTAGGGTAGAACATGCGCTCACAGACAGCACAAGGAGTCCTACGGCTATCTTACTCCACATTATCATCTCTCCATTTGATGTCGGCATCGGGTTGGTGTTTATTAATCATCATCTCTATGAGTTTATATAGCCCTGTAATGATTCCTGTGACGATACCCGCCCAAGCCATACCTTGCCATTCGTCATATGTTGACATAGCCACCATGAGGTGTGTTATGATACGGTTAAATTCGTAGACAAGGAATAAGGTGAATCCCAGAGGTGCTACACGGTAAGTCTTTAGGAGGCGGTGTAAGTCATAGTAAATGAAGTGTTTAATATTATTAACTATTTCATTCATTACGCCTCCCTGAAACCAACTGTTTGACAACTTCGTTATAATCCTCACTTAGTTCACATTGAGATTGTATTGTGCCAATCCTACGTGTAATCTCAATGATGGGTCTATCGTCCAATTCCTGTTGTAACTCAGCAGCCCTATTAGAGCTGGATGTAGAAGCCTCCTGAGAGACCGTCAGTTGCGTTGTAAGCTCGTTTATCCGTTCACTATACTCATTGTATATCTCTTCCCTTAGAGCCTTCTCTTGTGCCATGTAGGACGCCTGAGAGGCATTGAATCCCGCAGTGTAGTTCTGTGCATCACGTTTATTAACATAACTTATGATTGCAGCCAGAATAGCTAGGATTAAAGCGAGTTTAGCAATGCCTGAATCAAATAAACCTAAGAAGTCTTTAATTAATGACATTGCTATCTCTTTAAGCTATAGGACGATAGTTAGTTTCATAACCAGCAGCACCAGTTACAAGGAGACGTATCTCAGCGTTGAAGCCTCGCCATTCTGTAGGACTATCTTGTGTAGCAGTAACCTGCGTTACATATGCACCATTAATCTTCTGTTGCAACTCAACAGTACCACCACCTGAGAGGTCGTAAGCTGCATAGAAGTCTTGTCTACCTATGACGAACTCTTTTGTTTCACTGTAGTAATTCATGTGTTTCCTATTATTTATATGTAGATTACATAAGAAACTGGGTCAGCTTATTAATGACATACAGTTTCTTCGTTTTGGTTCTTGTTGTTTTAACCTGAGTGGGATTAGGGGACAACCTCTTATCCCCTGATAAAGTCCTGCATCACCCGTATGGTAGAGTCATTTAGGCAGACCTCAACGAAACGTACTGATGAGCTGACTTTATAACCGACACCAAACTTGTAATTACCCCCAATTACTAACCCGCCAACACCCCAAGCATCGCTAGGGATGGTAGCTAGTATTTTAGTGTTTGTGTCATCCCAAGATAGGCCAGCACCCAAGGTAAGTGTTACCAAAGAGTCGGGGTCACTATCAGTAGCCGCGGTTTTTACTAGCAAGATTGCTTCTACTATATCAGCACTGGTAATTTCTTCAGAGGCTAGGATAGAGGAGAAATCCAGTACTATCTCTTCCTGTGTCTCATAAAACAATTCCATCATTTACCTCCTAATACTGTAACTGTTTTTGTTTTAATAGAGACTTCTACTTCTTTGGGTAGCATGGCGGCAGAGACTTCCTTCTTAGGTAGCTCTGCAAAAACATTATTCGTCTGTACTGCGACAACCTTGGGAGGTTGTGAAAAACCATAAGTGTAAAACACTAGGGAGACTCCTTCGGTGCTATTTCATCTGCATCATACAGTGTTGAGGGTATGCCATTCTTATATGATTGATTTACATGTCTAGGTGTTATGTTGTCTTGATCGTATATAGTAACCTCACCAGAAGCAATATCCTGTACACGCCTACCTAACAAGGAGAGATAAACCGACTGTAGTTCTGCGGCTTGCTCAACAGATAGACCAGACCCAGAACTGATTGTAATGACCTCTACTTGTGGCGGTATATAGTTGATGTCTATAGACGTTGTGGGGCTTAGTCCACTTTTATCAAAGCAATCAACACCCTCTTGTCCATCGTCCGTGATTATTGTACCAGTGACGGTAATTACATGACTATCATCGTATGGTACTATTTTAGTGCCGTGCTCACACCTAACATAACGTTCAGTAGCTTTACCGCCACCCTTATCGACATTACCAAACGCTTTTAAAAACACTTTGTATTTACGCAGGCTCTCATCGGTTTTACGAAGCGCCCTCATTTCCTTATAAATGTCTATCGGGTGTACATCATTTCCTTGAGTGCTTGCGCTTAAATATATTCTTCTATTAACTCCATCTATGCTATCAATCACTGCCATGCTTTACACCCCGATATACTTTGAAACAAGGGCACCTGTGGTGCCCTGAAAACATCTACACGTTTGTCTCTACTGTGGGGATACATGATTGTGATACTGCCGAGTCAGTAATGGTGAAGGCTGTTAATGCCTGCGTAACACCACCATCACCTTCACACAAGAACACGACATTCGTACTACCGTCAGTTGTGTAGTCGTGAGAGAATGAAACATAGGTGTTTGCACCAGAGATAAACGGTGAGGTATTATCTGCAACACCTTTAACCTCAGCACTATTTGCATCTTCATAAGTTGCTGCTGCTGCTGTATCGTAGTTGGCAGCTAAGAAGCAGTGGAACCAAGCCTCTGTATCAGCTATAGCGCCTGAACCAAGCTCTACTTGAACTGGAGTAAATACTGGATATACAGCAGTCAAACCATTATCATCTAGGAACTCAACCTGAGTTAAGTCACTGACTGGCAAGTCTTCAATAAACACACCAAGACCATCGCCAGCACCAGTGATAGGACGAACCTTACCTGATGGGGTATACGTATACCAAGTATCATAATCTTTACCGTTTAAAGACGCTGTACCATCTGTGACAATAGCATCAGCTTGTGCTATTGCATCTAGGTAAGCAACACATTGTGCTAAAGAGCCTCCACCTGTGTTATGTAGTATCCACGAGAAATCAGCATCAGGGCCAGCAAAACCTGTTTCGGTCTGTGGTGTAGCTAGTTTCTCTAAACTCATACCGTCCCAAGGTGATATTGGCGTAGTGTAAACATCTGCCAGATTATAGTCACCAGAGGTTAGGTGGTTGCTTTCGTTCAAAGCGGCACCAGTAGAGTACCCACCAAGCTCAGCAATACCTAGAGTTCCCGCAGTATCAATACGGTCATAGTTCTGACCATATGTACGAATACTCATGTACATTGCTGCGGCAGTATTATCTAGTGTTGGTGTACCTGTAGCTGCATCATCTTGATATACAAGTACGGCTTCATCAATGTTACCACCCTTAGCGAAATCAATAGAAGAAGCATATTGTGAAGGTTGCCAGTATGGTGTAGATGTTGGTAAGATTGCACCAAGACCTTTAGGGCCGAAATACTTACGTGTAATAACACCAGCAGCGTTAATCTCATCCCAACCAGAGCCTCGATGAAGCGCTCTTGTAGCATCATTAGCTGGCTTACGTCCATTAACAAATTTGTATGAACCACCGAACTTAAACGTACCTTGTGTCCAGCGTTTATACTTACGAAGGTCTTCATCAACTTTACGCTCTTGGTTTTCAAAAGCATAAGTAGCTTCCATCTTAACACCATCAAGACGGATAAGTGGGTTTGGGTCAGTGGCACCACCACCATGCGAGGTTAAATCTAAGGTTGGATAATCTGTAGCATCACCATACTCAAGTGTGCCTGCTGCCTTGTCAAAGAATACGTTACCATCTGTAAAGGAATTACTTGAGGCTTGAAACAAGCTTGTAGCGTAGTTGGATAGATCAATAGTAGCCATTGTTTAGTTCATTCCTATTTTATAATTAATGTTGTTTCATTGGTGGTTGGAATATCAAACTTTAACCCTACTGGGCTGCAATTAGTCCATCTAAGATGACGACGTAAAAGCTCGCCCTCATCAGAGCGTCTAATGCTAATTTCAAATGCGTACAATGCTTGCGCAGTGACACCTCCTATATTAGATAAGGAGTTTTCGTGGGTTGAACTAAGCCCCTTGCGCGATAGGTCTAGTGTAGGATGCAGTTCTTTTGTACCTAGCTCGACAGTTTTATTTTCAGTGTTAAAGAATACATTACCATCCAAGAATTGATCTGTTGAAGATAAGAACAGATTTTCCCTATAGTTATTAATATCAATAATCATCTTAGTTTTCCTCAGAGATGATATGTTGCTCTAGTGCGTTTGCTAGTCTTAGGTTTTCCTGTTGTAGCAGCTCAAAAGATTTTCTTGCACCCTTCTCAGCAGCCAGTAGTTTCTGCTCGAACTCACCTTCTGCGCGTCTCTTACCTTCAGAGTAAGCTTGTTCAAGTAGCTTGCTTACCTGATCCCTTATTGCAAAAGTTTCTTGTGCTGTTGTTGCTGGATGTAGGGAGTAAAGAACCTCCCCCTCTAAGCTGACAACCCAAGGGCCATCCCCTTGCTTATTGGCTGACGCTTTGGTCATATCAATCATTATTATCTACCTGTAGGTTTGGAATTACTGTTTGGTTTTCACTTCCTAGTATGATCGGCTGGGCCAATTCAACGTAGGTAGGGTGCATTATTTGTAAAGTAGTATTAGTGTCTGTAACGTATTCATAAGAGTATATGTAGGTATCTGATACAGCATCCTCTATACCTGTTAGCTCAACACGAGAGGCTAATGGGTCTGGGTCTGTGACATACAACCTAAGCTCTGCCCCTATTGGGACGTTTACGATAGTCAGTGTGGACTGTTGTGTTACTGTCTCAACAGTACCAGCACTAGCAAACGAACTTGTACTATTATAATTATTCCATCTAGTTTGAATAACATCTACAGGAGTAAGTACTGGAGTATTTCTTGTGAAACGTAGGCTACTTATTGAACAGTTTGTGTTGGGGTACTGTACAGGCTTTGCGGGAGTATCTGCACCAGACAACCACTTCAATCGCTCTATGTCTGAAGAAAAAGCTCCGCTACTATGCAATACACCATCTAGGTAATAGTACACCGTACCGCTTTCCCTATAGAAAGCAACATGGTGCCAAATACTCCAATCCAGCCACTGAGCGCCACCAATACTGGTGTCTCGTAAAACAAGAGCACCATAGTTGATACCTATGCCAACAGAACCTACCCCAGAGAAGTAGTCCACTGGCGAGAAGACATTCTGAGTACCTGCGGTTGGTGCTGTCCCGTTGAAATTAACAAGAAACTCAAAATAGAAGTCACCAGATATATTCATCTCTTCTTCTAAGATTGCGTAGTTGTCTTGAAGTATGTTCCAAGCCTTCTGCCCAGCCACCTTACCATTGACATGTACTGGCGTACCTTTCTCTGATAGGGCGTTGTATGTTCCAGCTGAGTCTTTTGCAGTCTTAAAACCATCACCTACTGTAGCTTCTTGGAAGTGTATAGCTGCGTAATACTCAGACCAAACTGTACTTAACGGAAGCTGTGCCGAAGGATTGCCCCAGAACAAATAGACTATAGTATCAACAGACCCAGACAATGCTGTCTTTACATGCACTACGATCTCATCAGCCGATTTATCAATCATTTGAATATCAAAATCCAAAAGATTATTGCCGTTGACATCTGTAGCGAATCTAATGTCAGAACCATCTAAATTACAACCACCTACGTCAGCTAAAAGTTCTGCTGGGACATTAGAGGCGTTCAGCAATACTTGTGCAGCGGCTATATCGCCTGTTACTAGAGAATTAGTAATAGTAATAGGGCACTTCTTTGACCATCCATTAAGTGCCATTAGACCTCTCCTACCATTGGTATGAACTCGGTTTGTACTGGCCCCTTAACAACGTAAGTGGATGAGCCAAACTCTAACCTTCCATTACTATCAATAGAGAACCGCCATTCGTCAGGGAAAGTTGTTTCTAGGAAGCCTATATTCTCTAGGTGGATGTAGTCAAAAGATACTCCATTGAAATCCAAAGTCCACACATCACCTATCCACAAGCCATCACTTGTTTCATCTGCAATCACTTGTATTAACATAAACGCCTCTTTTATTGTTTCTACTATTATACAGCCAACTTTCGACCCTCAGCAGTGATCGACCCGATAGCAGGGGCAAAAGTGTTGCCTGTTACTTCATCGAGATCCCATGCGTGCGTCGTGCCCGTTGGGTATGTAACACCGTCATCATCTGTAGCCACTACAGTACCGTTAGCAATCCATAGTCGCTCAATCTGACCCTGCCAACCAGTGTTGTCATAGCTGTAGCTAGTTAGGTGGACGTCTCGATTCACTGGGTTAGAGAATTGCAGATCTAGGGTATTGGCGAACGTAGAGTCCCAATAGCTTGAGATGCTGTACTCGTAGTATTTAACACCATCAACATAAAAGCTCAGTGTAGTTCCCGACACCGTTACACGAACAACAGCGCCAGCAGGGAAGCCATTAGCTGGCAATGTGGTAACTTCTGTGCTGTCATACGTTCGACTTGCGCCATTACCAACAATCATCTCTGAGTAGGTAGCATCATGGCCTATAGCAACCGCCATCCAGTTGCGGCCTTCACGGCTGAACATCCCGCGGCCCATGCCGTCTTTTGGCCAAGCGTCAACGAGAGTGAAGCCAAAACTATGATGACCAGCTTTGGTCAATACGTTGTCTAGTGAAGCATCATTGCCAAAATGAATGTACTGGAAGCCAGTCCCCCAATGAACGTCTGTTCGGTCGCTTGGGTAATAGGTTGCTCCTACCGTGTAGTTAAATTCACTTGATTCAGTAGGCTGTTCTATAGAATTTTCGTAAGCTGTTGAACCTATAAATAATGTAGATAAAGAATCTACGAAACCTAAATTACTATTGTTAGTGGGGCTATTCACAAAATCATAGCCAGTCTTCGTTATTAATTGCCATTGTGAACTAAATTCTGAATAGACTAAAGCTGTATCTGATGCTCCATCCTTAACAAACATATAGTGACCTCCACCTGATTTCCATACTGCATTTCCTGAGAAGGTGTCTTCTGTTACTAAGGTATAAGAAGGCAATGTTTTTCTAGTGTACGTACCATCAAAACCAAAGTAACCTGAAATCTCTAACACTGAATAGTCAGTAGCTCCGCCCTCAGCTATGTCTTGACTTGTAGGTGCAACTAAGTCGTATGTTAGTGATGTTGTAATATCAGTTGACAGCCCATCAACCAAAGTAGAAGGATCGGTTGATGAACCAATAAACACTGCCCAGTAGTTGTAGCCTGTAGGGGATATCAGATAGTTCCAAGTACCGTCGCCGTTATCTTTTACATAGATGGGCCATGCAGCATCCTCAATCAACGTACCGTTACTTGCGCCCGCTGTTCTGCCGTGAAAAGCAGTCTTAATGTAATACTCGGTATTATCAGTATTTGACGTGCTAATACGCATGAACGGATACGGGTTCAAGGCATTGGTGAACTCAAGAACCCCTTGTGATGCTCGAATCTCCCAATCAATCTGATATGCAGCCGATGTTCCAGCAGGGTTTGAAGCTGTCACAAAGAAAGTGCCAGAACCAGTTGCCGCAGTAGTCGTATAAGTAATCACACCGCTAGAAGTGTCAAAACTAAACTCGGCAGGCAGAGTTCCGCTAGACACCGACCATAGAGTGAAAGGTTGAGACCCAGACAAAATAATTGGGGCAATTGTGCCTGAGCTGTCAACATTAACCTCTACTGATGGATATGCAAAGGTGGGCGCAGTAAAAACGTCACCTTCAAGCATCCAATCAACAACGTCAAAGGCATCATTTACCTTTTCCCAAGCAACCCTGTTCACATCGCCAGTGCCGTCATTTGGGGCAGCGCCTACATTGATTTTTTCAAGTGTCATTGTAAATTCCTATTAAGTTTGATCAGCGGTGTATGCTGTTGTATCTACCGTTATGTCGGTGGCATCAGTAGTCGGTGCTGATGAAGGTGTGATCGGGGTTGTAATTTCTAACCTATGCGCGTATGCCTTTCGCTGTTCCTCATTAAACACTGAGATCAGCACCGAGCCTGTAACAGACTCCAAATCACCGCCTATATAGTTAGGCATTGGGTGGTCTACATCACCAAGGTCTAGCGTTAATGTACCCTCAGTCACCGTTACAGTCTTCGGCAATACCAGCGCGTCATTCTCGCCAGCGTATTGCTGTACACCTGTTAGCAGCGAGTTGTCCGCTATGTATTGCGATTTAGCGAACGGAACTGATTCGTGAGTGCTTACAACCTGATTGGTAAACTCAAGCGTCAAATCATCATCATCGGCAGCATTGCGCGTAATCCAGCGAGTTTTCCAGCCCGTATTGGTTAGCGGCATTGCGTCAAACGCATTATTAACGTCCGTTAGTGATTCCTCGTAACCCTGCTTAACATCAATGTCGAATGTAGTAGCTGTGCGATTACTCACCCAACTGGTTACATCAACATCGAACGGAATTGTTGCGAAGTCGTCCAAAGATGCCTGAAATCTGAACGGTGCCGTGGTCGATAGATCAGTACCCGTGCCAGACTTTATGCCGTCTGAATCTATTAGGCTTGGCTCTGTTAGTGCTGGCCCGCCAGCCTGTACTGTGAACTGTGAGTGAGTGATAGCCGCATAGGCATTGGAACCCCCCGTACCTTTTGAAAATGTTAGGGATATTTCGCCATTAGCGGGTGCAACAACCTGCAAGCCAGAATAAGGCTCTGCTGGCGCATCTATGGCGCTCCCCGTGTAGTCAAACACCACTGGAGCGCCGTCACCCTGTATTGTTACTAAAGTTCCTGCGTCACTACCAAGGTAGTTAGACCCGCCAAATGTAACAATATCACCAGCGGTAAAGCCTGTGTAGGTGATTGTTGTGGAAACCCCAAGCGCAGAGCGGACAGAGTATTGCCACATTTGCTGGTCAAGCCCCCAGTGAGGTTGAGTAGCCCACGCCAATGCCTGCACATACGATCCCAGATCGGTATCAAGCCGAACGGAGTAAGGACTAGGGAGTCCATCATCTGTTAAAGCTTGGGTCTGACCTGATGTTAGGAGGCTGCAATTCTGCCACCCCGACTGGGCAGCTGGGGCTGCGGAGTTACCATATCTTATTTTAACCGCCATTATGCATCACCTACTTGAACCGATGTAATCTGAACACCATCAGCCCCAATTATATTTAGGAATCTTGAAGAAATGTCGACTTCATTATAGAAGAAACCCATCTCGACACTATCAACCACAATTTGCCCAGAAGCCCATGACCCGATAGTTAGTGGCGTGAATTTTTTAGCTAATGTTATGTCAGCGTTATCTGAAATCACAACTCTTGCTCTAGCGCCTTCACCACCAGTTATATATGTGTGCGAGGAAATCGCATAACAATCACCAGCTCTGCTCATGCCTCGAACAAAGGCAGGGAACTTAACTCTATCGACAAAAAACTTATCTGCTACATCAGCAGGAGGTGTTGCAGTCTTGAGGTCGTAATCGGCAGCAACACCAATATTGTTACAGAAGTTGCCTCGCTCGGTATCAGTCAGACGGTAATCAAGCAAACCATCCTTTGCACCATACGCCGTACCCAGATAATCGTATTTCTCGACAACATATTGCTCTCGCTGACTCTCAGCTATTGCTGGTGCAACATTAGTGCTTGTAAAATTCTCACCCGATGGGAAAGTCGCATCAATACTTTGTAATCCGTTTGAGCTTAACGAAAGAGTTGTCCCTAGCCACGCATCAAAAGAATCCACATATCCTGCTACTGTCCCGCCGAACATATCGATGTGACTTGCTTTATCTCCATCGTCCGACTCCATTAACCACATCGATTTAACGCCTGATCGATACCCGATACCTTTGACTGCAAATACATCTGCATTAGCTTGATTCGCATCTGGGTAAGTAACAACTTGGTAGCAATATGTATTCTTATAATCCGCACCAAAAACCGCATCAATCTTTTTAAATTGAAGACCATCGATATTTAATACAAAGTAGCAACTGGCGTTAATCGCAATTGCTGATGGATCATTGACCGTACCATTTATGGCTAGAGTGTAATAACTGCCCGAATCTATGACGCTAGTTATTTTCTCAGCTATCGCTGGCGCTGTCTGCCCAACAACCTCTCTTGAGGTCATTTGGTAAGCACCTATAAACTCTGCCGTTCTATCAGTCGAGTTTTCGTCCGTTTTACTGATTAGAATGCTTGTGCTGTCGGTTGACACACTAAAGAATCCTGCCGCTGGTGCGGAATCGCTGACCCCTGCATACTGGTAATTCATTAGTGCAGCCGCAGCCCCCTCCGCCCCAACAATTATGCCCTTGCCTGCTGGTAAATTCGCTGCGGACGTTACTACAGGTGAACCGTAAAAACTTGGGGAAACTGTACTTGTGCCGTCAAAACTTCCTACAGGTACATCGACATCATCTGTAAGTCCTTCGTAGGTGTTAATTAATAAATTAACAGGCCCGACAGCGCCGAAATCATAGGTGCCATCCGTAGTGATTGTGATTGATTCCCCCTGCGCAATATTGCCAGTAACAACCAACGCGCCTGCTGGTATTGATGTGTCTTTAGTCCCACCACTACCATTACCATCACTATACCAAAATAAGGCAGTCGATGACGGAAGCGAGGGAAGCAGACCACCGCCACCTCCTCCAGCACCTCCATGACCTATTGCACCACGTATCGCGCACCGTATAGCTTTCGTCAGTGCTTTTCTTATCATATCAACCTTCTTATTTATTTCACCAGTAGTAGAGAGCGCCAAGCTTATCTGATTTCAGCCGTTAAAAATCCGTAGTTAGGTTCATAGCGACTCCACCTCATAGACTACCTCGTTGTAGCCACCCTTGATCTCAGCCAACCCATTCTTACCCGTGGCTGTAGTTGAAGCAGATCGAGCCTGAAGCGCCACAGTATAGGTTCCCGCCTGAAGCTCTACATTAGCGTGGACTGGCATGATTCCATAATGCTGTTCAGTACCAACGATATTACAACCAGTCACTGACCCCCTAATCTGGGAGCCGTTAAGTAGGAGCCTCATGGCTACCATTACCGCCTTATCCTTTGTGCCATAAACTCCGCGATGATGACAATCAATATGCCCAGAGGCTCGGAAAATACTCGGCTCATCAATAGTGAACTCCCAGTTGAATTGAGAGATGGTTGTCATTGCCTCTGGGAGATCGGGCGACCACCCTTCAACTGATAATGCTTTACGCTGCTTCATGGTAATTGAACCTCGTCCAGCCAAATAACCGAACTATTAGAAAAAAGAGAATTGCTTGAGTAAATCGGATTAGGCGTCGACCACCTTTATGTCGTAAGGTGTCTCGTTTCATTGCTAACCAAAACTTCCAGTCGCACTCAAAGCGATATAGCTCATCACCACCTTTAACATAACCTTCATCGTGTTTATTGCACGATGCCTCAAAGAACCAGTCAAACAAAAAAGACTTGATCCACCGAGGCATCCAAGCAGGGCCGCAACCATTAGGCTGCTGGGTCATAGGTATCCCATATCTGCATTGCTGCCAACTGTCCAGCCGAAAGTGCTGTTTTTAGCTCTCCAAGGGTAACAGGATGCTTCACATTATCAACCATAACCCAGCCAATGAATGGAATACCTTGGGCCTCCATCACCTCGATTGCGTTTCGGATATTGCTCTCATCCCTCTGTCGAACCTGCATAACTCGACCATCACCAAAATCATGGACTAACGCATCTAAATCTTGATCGCGTTTTTTCTTGGCTTCTATGTTGGCAAGATAGGACGCAAGTGATGAATCAGTCATGTAAGGTAAAATACCCTCGATGGTTTCATCTGCTAAATTTAGCTTCTCCATTTCATCTAAAGTGTATTCAACACCACTAATTTCAACGCTTGTATTTTCAGGGTTTAACCATCTGTCAATTAACGCACTCATTATTTCCATCTCCCCTCAGCTACAATGGAAGTCCAACAGCTACCACCAGTACCCGTCGCTGTTGTTACATAACGAATAGCAACTTCATCCTTGCTCGCTGCGGTTCCGCCATTCACCGTAAACGCATAACCATTGCGATTGCCAGTGATATTATTAGCTGTAACATTTACCGAATGGGGTTCAGTCGCGACAGCTATAAAGCTGGTCGGATATTGCAATGTTACATTAGTTGTTGTGGCAGTTGTAACAGGGACATTTCCTGCGAAAACTAATCTAAGCCGACCGCTAGGGTACTTATACTGAGTCCATGTATAAGAGCCTTCCGTCTCACGAGTTACAACAGGGTTGTCAATTGCTAGTTGCCATGTCCCTGTTAAGTCACCAACAGGATTGACGTTTGTGTTCGTTATATTGCAGACATATAAGTTAGTGTCCGATTTGACTATACTAAGACCACCTGTATACTCCAAGGTGTTATCCCATTCAGTTACCACGTCCTGCGAATGAGTGAAGTCGTTTACAGTTATTTTCTTATCAGATCCCCCTTGTCTTAAATGTAAAAGGTCTGTCTTGTTAGTCGTAACTGTTGGGGGTAAATCAGGTAACTGTTTATCTAAATCTGCCATTATTAATTAACCTTCTTAAAGTATTTAACTGTTTCTGCGCCTAGAACCTGAGAGTGAAACTCTTCCCAATCACCACCTAATCTTGCACTCACCGATGCGTCATCCTCTGTTGCCAATATCGTTGTGTAGACTGAACCTACTACATATAATTCATCTAGGTAACGCACCCATAGTCCTATTAGGTTAAGGGTTTGGTTTAAGAATTGACGGAAGGGGTTTTGTCTGTATAGGATTCCTGATAGTCGATATTCAGGAGGGACAACTGCCTTGTTGGTATAGGAAGTCTCCACCCCCTCAGAGTTAAGTTTGACTTCTACGACATCCTCTGTTGCAAAGTCAGGATAATCTGTGGGTTTACTCATTGTGTGATCTCCTCAAGCACTTGGTATCGCAGTCTGCCACCATTATCCAGTGCTATATAATCGTCTTCGTTTGTTTTTATATACCCTAAGTAGATTCGGTACTGGGTATCAGATACTATATCGGCAAAGTAGTTTATACTCACAGGATCGTCTTGTTCAGGGAGGAAGTAACTTGTATCTTCAAATTCACCTGTGACACCACTTATGGCTATATGGGCAGGCTCATCTGTAACCAGAAAATCGTCACCATCCACCTTCAGACGTGAGGTGGCCGCTGATGCCTCCCCGAACACCATAGAGCCGCCTTGATCGTCTACAGCTAGTAATCCCCTCACCCCTACGGGGTTAAGTAGTTCTACTGTGGTTGCGGTTGTGTTATCAACAACACCTCCTGTTAAGGTGATCGACATAGCAGGCTGATGTTCCCATAGCTTTACTGCGTCATATCCTGAGATAACTGATACTGCGCTCATAACACCATCAGGTGTACCGTCACAGGAATCTATGACAGATCTGGCTAATATCGCAGCCCTATACTTATCATCATCTCTCCCTTCTCTCAGCTCCCCTACAAGACGACCTAAGATGTCAAGTTGCTCGCCTACGGCTTCATATATGCCACGTTCGGTTAGGAGTTGCCACCGTTGGTCTTCCGATACCTGAATTGTCTCCAATATCGATTGTATGACACCTATTACTTTCTCTTTATCCTTCCATTGGTATAAGAGGTTTGCTAATCCTTGAGCAATTAAATCTTTCTTTAAAGGCTCGGACATATTACGGCCCCACTGGATAAACGTCTTGGGTTGACCCTGAAGCTATCTCTGTAGAGCTAATCTCTATGACATCCCCTGACCACATTCCTCCGTCAGGAGCATCACCTGAATTAGCCAAGGTTTGCATCTCTATGATAATATCCTCTAGCCCCGCTACATTACTGTAAATAGGGCCAATCATACGTTTAGGGATAACATCTACACCTACACCTAACGAGTTCAAATGATCAGCAACAACTTGTTTGATAGTTACCTCTCCACCACTTAGGTCGAAGCTCTCTTCGTCGTAGTATGTGTATGTGACCTGTACCGCTACATTGACACTCGTTGGACGTGTGAAGTAGACTGTCCGTTGCTGCCCATTGGGACGAGTTATGATGACCATAGTGTTACCTACAATCTTGATACCCGTTGGTTTGGTTTCCCATAGAACCGTAGCAATCTCTGTGTTGTCACCACCTGATACGATAGGCTCATAGGACTTAGGAGGACGACCATCCACTTCAACACTCTCATCGTTCTCTACAAGGAAGGAGTCTGTGACACCTGCTATAGCTGATAAAGCTGCTTCAATAGACTCAACGGTAGCTGTACCCGACAATGCGCGTGTGTTGATGATGCGGTTACGGAAGACTTCATCTGACTCTGTAAGATTGCCTGTGGTGAGAACTAATGGGTTAGTCACAGCAACTACAGTAGAAGGGACACCGACAACGATTTGTGTAATCGTATTAGCAGGTGCTAGTATGACACCAGCCTCTTCTGCCTCTATGTATATCTCCGCATCTACACTATCTACGCCAATGTATGTGATACTTGACACAGCTATTGTATTTACGGTAGAGGTTTCGATAACTAATTCAATGTCGTCTACAATAGTTGCCGTATAAGGAACACCACTGTCAGCATCTATCTCCGCCTTCAAACCTGTGATGATTTCTAACGCTGTAGCATCTACATCAGAGGTATACTCATATACCGTCCCGTTGACATCGATAGTGTACAGCTCAGAGTTATACAGGTTCTTAACTGTCATTACAGCTTTAAGACACGTTAAGGATGAGAGTGTGTTATTGGTAACACTAAGATACCGATCAGAAGTGATAGGGTTAGCGAATATAGCCCCCGATGGAACTACAACACCGTTGCCTGCTGTAACACGTAAAAACCCCTGTGTCTTTCTTTCTTCAATCCTACGGTAGCCTAGTAGCGCACCTAAGTCATCTAGGTTCTTACCTTCTGCTTTCAGTAGGTTGAAAGCATCGTATACTGCCTGATCTAATTCTTCTCCGTCAGCAATAGCTTCTGCTATGATCTGAATAAACTGACCAAGGAGTGTATCATCAGATGTGTCAATCGAAGCGTCTACGTTAGCTTTTAAGTTGTTAATTAAGTCTTCAAGTATTTCTGGGTAGCGTCTAATGACCAACCCGTCAGCCGTTAAAGCCATGCTCTCTCCTGTTAAAATTCAATAGGTAGGTCTTGGAAGGGGATAATCTCACCACTCTCTGTACTCGCTGTAAACGAGATTGAGAGCTGACGTGTGTTCATATCTAAGGTTGAGGTGTAATCTAAGAGTTTGACAATATGCTCTCTGCCGACTATCACACTCTTTATCTCAGCATCTACGATACGCTTATCAACTTTACCTAGTATCTGAAGACCGTTATTATCATTCTTCAAGTAAGGTGTTCCGAACAGGATATTAAACTTCCATTCGCCCCTGAAAGCCCGTAGAGCTATCTCTACTTGTTGCCTACATAACTCTTCTATTGATTGTGTCTTTCGTATAATATTGTTAGTTAAATCTAAATCCCCTGTTTTGGGATCTATATAAAAGTCCAAGGACATATTCACCTAATGCCTCTGAGGGCGTCTGTATGCCCCGTAGAGGGCGTTTAAGAGTTGAGTAGTACAATGACCTTAGTTTACAATAGGAGCGCTTGTAGCTACCCTGACGTGGCGTTAGAGCTACCTGATGATATACTATGTCCACAAGAGGTAGCGTCACCTTGTCTAGCCACTGCTATGCCGCCTGCAAAGACTGTAGAGGACGCTCCTGTAATCTTTGAGGATGCGTGAGGGCCAGAACCGTGTGCGGCTATGCTATCCCCCTTAACCGCTACATTGGAACCATTACACTTGACAGTGGATTGTCCTGCGCCTGTGATTACACCACCACCTGCTTTATCCACTCCAACTCTAGCCAGTGCATTTCCCATACAACACCTCTAGTTTAAGTTGACTGTGGAGCCTGTAATGTTAACAGCACCTACCGCAGCTATATTAATATCACCAGCAGAGTTTAGATTGAGGTTGCCGTTAGAATTGATAGTGGTTGTGCCCGTAACCGTTAAGTTGGCATCACCAGCTACCTGTCCCTCGATGTCCCCGTTATTTTTAAATTGATAACTAGACCCTGCGAATTTAAGTTCTACGTGATCTGGGTTAGGTGTTGCGTTGTTTTTATCTGTCCCAAACCCTGTTATGACAAAGGCATCAGTAATATTATGTGAGCGTGAAGTATTAGGTATGTTGCTCGTTTTACCGTCACTAGAAGCCCACTTATCTATATCCCGTTGTGAGAAAATGGCTAACACCACATCATCCTTTGCTACAGGCATTGTGAGCCATGCACCACCACCACCTAACATGTGAACTGGGACTTCGAATACGCTTTGTGCAGGAAGGGATTTACCATCCTCGTACAACCTGTCAATTGTCACAGATATATCCACCACCTGTCTTGTCTCATAATTCTCCGTAGATGTTATGACTGCTGGGAGGGCGGTGTAGATTGAGTCCCTTGCGAATGCTTTAGCAATCCGTTGAACACTCTCTTGGAAATTAAAATCAAGCATTGAGGTTATGTCTCCTGAGAGAGATCTCAGTGTCCCAAGTATCTCCTTCCGTATCTAATCTATGTGTTATACCGAAGGGCTGGTATGTGCCGTTGTAATCTATTCTATCCACCACTTCGATGAACCTGTCCAGATTGATACGTCCGTCTAGGAACGTAACCAATGTAACACCCTCTGTAGCTGCCGTATCTTGATCAGGAGTGCTGTTATTGTCACTAACTGGTTGCAACTGGCCTTTTATATTATCTGGGCCTATGCGTACCACACTGGCAAACGAAGGTGCTTCTTTAGGTTCTATGTGTATCGTACCTAAACTGAGGTAAACTCTGTAATCTACTGCTACAGCAACTTCAGATAGTTTAGGTAAGAGAAACCCTTCGTATGTATGTCCTTTAGGGAGTTGTTGTTGAAGCCTTTTAGCCCCCTCTAAGGATGTATCTATAGGCTTGACAGGGATCTTAAACTCTTTCGCGGTATCAATAATCTGATTAAATACTTGCAGGTATGTGCTCTTAGGAGGAAGAGAACCCCCTATCCTTAAATTAATAGTCGAATGAGCTGAGTCTGCACAAACTATCTCAGTTATCAGGTCAGCCCCATCTCTGCGGGTAAAGGTATTCCCTACTTGTCCCGTGAAGATTAAACTCAAGCTTTCCTGTGTGGCATACCCTGCGTACAAGAAGACACTAAACCCTTGTTGTATCTTAGCCTTAGTGTCTTTAGATAGATTATATAAAGATATCGTACAAGGACTTGAGGCACCACTTCCATTCTCCTTAGAGGAAGTAATGGTTGCTGCCATTCGCACACTATTTATCTTAATTGCAGACTGTGTAACCTCACTAGGGTTGGCTACAAGAGGGTTGGTTGTGTTGTAGACTTTCGTCTCTAAAGGTTCTCTTGAGTCCCCTATCAGGAGTTCATACTTTCTACCGAATAGTGTTGTCAAGTCACACCTCTTTCCTCAAGCTCCTGTTTACTCCAATAGAGTAAGGAATAATCTTTGTCTATACCGAAGTTATCGAACCCCAAAGGTCTATTACTGTTATTGTTACGGACAACTTCTAATTCACCCTCAAAGCCATCCAAGATGTAACCCTCTAGCAACCTCTGCGGTTCAAATATCTTGATACCACCTATAATCAATACTCCGAAAGCATTGTACAGGGAGATACGCCACCGTCCTTCACCTGCGTTATCCCTTTGGTTATAGGAGTAGTCTATCTTGTAAGGCGTCTGGGCTAATGGCACAGAGTCTAGCTGGCTCGCTACCAAAGGGATGTTTAATTGAACTGGCATTTCTATTCGCCTATGTGAGAGGTACTTGACTACTAATACTACTAGATATTGAATCCCTATCTATGACAGGGAACTTCCTATCTATGGGAGTATACCCGCCTTGCGAATCAGGGGGCGCTGGTTGAGACGAGCGACTAAGCGTAGTGTTTTCACGTTCTTGTTTTTCCTGAGCCGTCTTCTTGAAAGTAGCACCAGCAACCTTGACAGTTGCCTCTGTAGCCTCCGTACCGAACCTAACTTGCTTGGCTTGGAAAGAAACCTTGTAGGCTTTAACTGTCCTATCTCTAGCAGTCATAACACCGTGTGTGCTGTCCTGTGTGACAGAGAATCTTTCAAATAAGCAATTCTCCATTACATTGAACGAACCTAACGCACCGCTATCATCTACACCTACATCACCTGTGATTAATGTTATAGGTTGTCCGACTTCCCACAACTTCTGAAGAATGTATAAGTATTCTCCTGTCGTTTTAATGGAACCAGACCCCGCACCTACATCTGTGATTACACCATCAAAGGTGGCTGTCTGGTTTCCTGTGAAGTAATGATCAGCTAGTGACTTATTATTAACACTAGAACCTTCAACTATATTATCAGTTATGGTTGCTGGTGCTGTGCGGGTAATATTCCTTGTAGCGTTCATTACGAGGGTTTCTCTTGGCGCGCCCTCGCTCGTCTCCCTAAAAGGGTCTGTATACGATATAAAAAATAAATTAGCCATAAAGATCCATATTAAGAAGAAGGTATGAACTGTGCCTGCGACGATAGATAACCTCCAACAGCCTGAGCAGCTTCTTGTGAGTTACTTGCCTTAACAGTGATGGGAGCTTGTATATTGTTGATCACAGTTGTCTTATTGCTCGTTGTAGAGGCATTGTTAGATTGTTGAGTGGCTTTATTAGCACCACCACTTGATGACAACCCTATCGCTGCTGAACCTGCAACACCTACAGCCGCCAAAGCCCAACCTAACGGGCCTGCTGCTGCGAGGAAAGACAACATTGCCACCCTAGCTGCGAGGAACGCAGAACGTAACCCTGTCACCATTGTAGTAGCGAAGCCTGCTTTGGCTCCTATTCCCATCAACCCTGTAACTACAGACAATTGAGCAGCGGCAAATTTACCTAACCATAGAGTTGCGAGTAACGTGGTTATTAACCCCAACCCTCCTCCTGTAAACCCTAGTTTTTCTAATACAGGGTCAAGTATACCAACAAGTGTGAGGAACGCTTTGACTATCGCTCCGATAGTACCTACAACTAAAATCAACGGAGGAAGTAGTCCTTGGATTATCTGAGACAAGGCGTTAAATAAATCTGTAACTACTGTATTACCACCTAACTTCTTAAAGAGAATAGCGATGTCCAAGAAGGAGTTCTGGAACCTAGACTGTTCGGCTCCGAGAGTTTTCATACCCTCTTCAAGTGCTCCACCAGCTCTCGCTGCTATCTTAAGTTGCTTGGCGAATTTAGGTAAGAAGTCCTTAGAACCAACCTCACCTTTCTTCAACATTTTACCTAATTCATCAGTGGTGACACCCATAGCTTCGGCTGCGTTTACGAATGCACCGTAGAGTCTATCACCTAACTGACCACGTAATTCTTCAGCCTGTACTGAACCTTTAGACGCTATCTGACTAAATGCTCGCATAACACCATCTGTGTCTTCCACAGATAGACCAAACGCAGTAGATGCCTCCATAGCAGCACTAAAGACTTCTTTGATTTCATTAGCCTCAAATCCTGCTGCGCGCATCGACGTACCTATTTGTTGGAAACCTTTAGCTGACGCTAGAGCATTCCTACCTAATTCATCCGACATATCCCTAACATACTGGAAATCTATCGCAGCTTGTTCAGCACTACCTGATGCAGCCAACATCGAAGCGTTAACACTATCTAACTTCTTAGACATGTTAAAGAACGAACGTCCAGCTTCAATGACAGCGAACACTGAGACATAACTTCTGGCTAGATTGTTAATCGAAGATGAGAGTCCTTTAGCAACCAACCCTTGTTCTTTAAACTTCTTAGTGAGTTGTGAAGTACTCTCCCTTGCTCTTACCATACCTCTTCGTAATTCTGCGAAGTGGTGGGGAGATGTCGCCTTCTCCACTGCCGATTTAAGCTGATTAACTTTTGCAATTTGTGCCTGATATTCAGCAGTTGTCTTAGGGAGAGACGATTCAATCTTGCGTTGAATAACACCTATGTTTGTTAGTGTATTGTATCGCTTGGTCTCTAAAGTAGCTAGTTTCCTAACTTGTTGTTCTTCTTTACTTCCCCCTGTAGATTTAGGGCCAACAGGAGAGTTACCTCCTGCCCCCATTCCCATCCCATATTTCCCTAGTTTCTTCAGCCTACGTTCTATCTTATTGATAGCCTTTTCAGCTTTAGATGTATCTAGTCCGAGGTCTAACGTAAAGTCATTACTATTCTCAGCCATTCTATGCCCCAGATGTAAGCTGTTTTAATTTATCATCCATATTACGTGCAACATCTATAGCTTCTAATGCGTCTACGTAAGACTTAATTGCCATAACTCCTTCAAAGGAGTAATCGTACATTAATGCTTGCATATTCTTCTCAGGACAATGAGGAGAGGATATTAAGTTTAAGAAGAACCAATCAAAACTACCTAGAGGACATTTCTGTTCTATTAAGCTTTTTGTTCTAAGGACGTGGTGTCCTGTGTCTCCGTCTCCATAGTCGAGTGACCCAGAGTACGGAGATTCAAACCCTTGTCCTTGAGCCACTTCGTAAAAGACTTCTGGTATGTCTCTTGAAGGACAAACACCAACACCTCAATAAACTCATCAAACTCACGAAAATCTTCTGTTAAGTTTACAGGCTCACCATCTAATGTAGCTGTCTCGAATAACGAATTGATGATCTCAGGTAAGTCTTCTTCTTTAATTCGATTACACAAAAGTACAACTGCTTCTGTGATAACCATTTTATCTTCAAAGCTGGTTTCTGGGTCATTATCAAACACAGATGCGATAGTTGGCCCCACAATTGAGATCAACTTAGAGAAGGACATTAACGTAGGTAACGCTCCCATTTTACGGAACTTAAACTCTACCTCTTTTCCTTCTTCACCGATATACATTTTACGATAACCACGGCGGTATTCTACTGCTTCTTCTTTACTCAAAATCTTGTCTCCTGAAACAAAAATGGAGGACAGGTCATAGCCCATCCTCTCAATTATATTTTAATTAAAAGCTAGGTAAGCCTATCTGATCTAAGATCGTTGATACGGCAGAACTAACCTGTGCTAGAGCTGTAGCATCCTCGCTACTGAACTCATCAACACCAAGGAACGGCATATAATCAACGTGGAAAACCCATACTCGTGTACTACCAGTGGCAGAGCTACCCAAGCCTTGTTCTGGTGTTACTTTAATTGAACACTTCTTAGCGAGACACACAATAGAACCTGAAGGGTCTGCCACAGCCATAGAGAACTCAGCTAAGATGCCTGATGCGTCCTGTGCCTGTAGAATTGCAGATAACACTTTATGTGTCTGTGAGTTCTGTTGCAACGAGAGTGTCGCCAAACCTGTTTTATCAGGGATGATAGACTTAGCAATGTCGCTTGTGTGTGCGCCAACTTCAACGTCCAACACATCTGAGTTACGTTGCAGAGTAATGAAGTTATCAGGAGCTAATCCTGTTACATTCTGTCCAGCAATCGCAATCGAAACATTATTGGAGCTATATGTACTTAAAGCCATTTTATTTATATACCTTTATATTGTGTTACGATTAAGCGTCTGGAGCGTCAAGAGTTAGACGACCACTTGTAACAACCGATTCGATTGCACCAGCAAGATAACCTGTGAACTCGATGTACAGAATACGAGATGCTTTAGTAGCAAACGCAATCTCATTTGAGTCAGGAGCTTTGATAATGTAAGGCTTATCAGCTTGTAGAATATTAGGAGAACCTTCCACTGTTACATACTGATCTAATGTGTTCTGCAACACGCTAACCATCTCATTGATACCTACGCGGTCGTAGGAAACTTTCAAAGAATTGATTAGTTTATTCTGATACGCTTCGGTGATACGAGCTTCTAGGAAATCCTTAGAGCGAATCACATCAATGTATTCACCGCCAGCAGTCTTACATACACGAGTGATGGTCATACCACCAACATCTTCAGTGTAAGTTGCGTTACGGTCAGCTACATAACCTTTCTGCGTAGTACTCAGGCTCTTACCTGTTGCAGGATCTTTAGCGTCTGTGAAACCAACAACACGTTGGTTAGCCCAAGTGATTGTACCTGCCTGATATGGAGCACCTTTGGCAACAAAACCACACTCAAACAATGCATCGTTGTCGTGATAGAATGCACCAGCCGTTTGAATATAACCAAGGTCTTGTAGTTTAGCTAGAGTGTCTGTCGCTTCAATAGGGTCTGAGATTGCTGTAAGAGCATCGGCTTCTTGTACGGCAACAAAGTATAACTTCTTACGGGCTTCAACATCAGCCGCCATGTCAAGAATGAACTCTTGAGTTTTGTCGTGTGCTGTAACCAAATAGAAGTCGTTGTTCTCTTCTGTGATCTCTTGCATTACGGTGGCGGCATTCTCTGTCGCAGTAACAACAACAGGAATATTCTCACTTACATTACTAACAACATAGTCATCTGTAGCTGTAGCAGGAGCCACTGAGAAGCTACCTGTGTCGTCAGAGATCAATACACCAGTAACACTGCCTAATGCGGCTACAAGAGCCGTAGCAAGCTCTGCTGACGTTTCTGTACCAGTTGCAGTGATAACTTCAGCATCTACTTTAACGAGGTCTGTGCCTGTGATAGAGATGGTGTAGGTTTGTCCGATTGCTGTAGCAGCATCAGGAGTATATGAAGCGGTATCAACCTTGCGGCGACCAATCATTACTGTTGCAGGTTGTGGGTTCTGTCCGAACATCGCTTCGACAGCGGTACGTTCTGGACTACCTACAGGTAGATCGCCTTGTGCGCCTTCTAAGTCCACATACGAACGTACACGTTCAGGGAAATGACGGTGAGCGCCGATGAAAATAGGGATACCAAAACCAGCTTGTTTTACAGCTTGGGTTTGGAGAGTAATTGTTGTTCGTGCTAGAGGGGTATACATTTCTGGTGTATTCTCCGTTAGTTAAATAGCATATTGATAAATAAATTTAAATCTTCTTCTTTGAATGTTTCCGTAAACCCATCTGGAAACACCTCCTTGCTCACGTAAGAACCTATCCGTTTCTTAATGTAAGACTCTTTAGTGCTGCACTCAGATCCTCTTGGAAAATACAAAGTCATAAGTAATTCACTATTTCCAGAAAAACTCTTCAGTTGATGTTCAATCCTGTCCTTAGGTTGATTATTGGTGATTCCATACTTATAAAATACATCACCTTCATTCGGGGATAATCTATGAAGGTAGAGATGTGCGGGTTCTTCTGGTCTAAACCCTCTTTTACTGCAAGATGAACATCTTTGTTTTTCTTTATTTCTAAGATGATGTAACAATTCGGTGGTTATCTCACCACAGTGTTCGTGCTTAGATTCCACGACCACGCGGTTAGTATCATTGCGCCAATAAGATATGAGAGTCCTGTCTTTGCTTTCCAACACCTCAATGATTTGCGACTCAGTGTAAGTCCCTATATATCCCGAGCATTCCGTACATCCAGAGGAACCACTAAGTATGTTACCTACGTTAGCTGATATTCGATGTCCTTGTGGACACCTTAAACGCCACTTACTAGAAGTCGGTGTCGTCTTAGGTGCCTCTATAACCTGAAACCCTTTCTGTGCTAACCTGTCAGTTAATTGTTTTGTTTTGAATTTTGCACAACCACAAGACTTAGTATTACCTGAAGTTAACGATCTACTCATTACTACAAAATAATTTCCAGCACACAATCCCTGACATCTAACTAGAACGTAATTACGCTTATCACGTCTTGATCTTCCTTCAGAAGATATGACATCCAGTGTCCCGTATCGCAAACCCTGTACATCATTTTGCTTCTTGGATATATCTAGATTGTAATAGGATGAGTAATAATTCCTCGCCTCTTCCTCCGTAGAAAAGCATTCTCTTCTAGCCTTCATGCTTTTATTATCCTCTAAGGAGTTGTTACAACTATATCAATGGGAATAGGATTAGGGTCATCCTCCCCTTCTTTCAATTCACCATCTATATCTACGGTATCAATGAAGCCATCTGACTCCACATCCACGTAACGGTCATTTACATTAACCACTAAGCTGAATGAACTTGATTCTACCCATTTATCAGCCAACTTCTGAGGGAGGCTGATAACAGGGTTTGTATTAACTATTAAAACTTCTACTTCTGTTTCAATAGAATTTCTTACACGTTCTAATCTGAAATACGTTTCTAAGTCGTGTGCTATCTTTACAGCATCGTTGTATCCATACACAGTATAATTAAGCAGAAGCTCATAATGTGTTTCGTACATCTTGTTGCCGTTTAGGTCTATTCCTTCATTGAACAACCAACCTGCTTCCTGACGTGTCTGTAATAAATCTAAGACCACGTAAGGGTAATCTGGTTTAGCAGGTTTCTGCCTTGCTCGTATGACCGAAGGATGTGTCCCATCGATGAGAGATAGTTGATCTCCTACCCCGTCTGCTGCCACACGAATAAACTTACCAAGGATTGCATCGTAATCTATTGCCACTACACAACCTCCTGATCTCGTCTAATGAAGATGGCTTTGACGTTATCCGTAATTAGTCCATATCCACCCCAATACTCAACGTAAAAACACTCATAGACTCTTCCACGGTACTCTGTGGTATCAGCCCTTCCCTTACCGAACTGATCGGCAGTCTGTAGGATGTTAGCCTCATCTGTGTATATAACGATTGTATCGTTGGACGTTACACCTTCAGGAAGTTCTATCTGATTCTTACCGTTCCTAAAAGGTTGAACACTACATTTAATATCAAAGGTCGTTCCCACAACTTCAACTGAATACTGACCAGTATTAGGGTCGTACTGTGAGTCACTTGAATCGTATCGTGTGATAGTCTGTGTGTGTGTTTGCATTAACAATAATGACATTAAGGTTTCACCACATTATCTACACTTGTTTTATATGCGTAAGCTGCTTTCAATGCACCTGTATCTTCAAGAGGAGCATCAAACCCCTTCTCTTTGATTGTACTTCTGGCGTTAGGAGTTAAGGCTGAACTATTACCGAACAACTCTTTACCACTATCTCTCACTGCCTGCCCTATCTTATCCAAGAACATTCCCATAGCTCCCACACGTTGTTGACTCTGTTTCCAGTTGACCAACTCTTTACGTACATCCAATGTATTGATTGAACGCTTGGCGTTGTGAGCAACGATGGTATTAACTGGACGGGGTGGAATGTTTCTTTCAGGGTTTCCGAAGTGGTGATAAGCTAATAATTCAGGGAAGCTCATACCACTGTAGTGTGTACCTTGTGACGCAAAACAGCCTACTTCTACTTTCTGTTCATCTAACTGCTTAAGATCGTTAAGAAGTTGCTGTAACTTCTGACTTCTCTTTTTTAGGCTTACTTTTAACATTACGTTTAGCCTTTGGTTTTACTTTACTTTCTTCTTGCTCCAAGACAACTCCGTCTTTGGATACTTTACGTTTGATAATCAATATTCATCTCCGCAGCAAGGGTTAATATCAGGAGGACAAGAAGTTGTAATCTTAATACCACCTTTAGCCTTCAATCCGTAATATCCAAAGATAGGACAAATATCACGTAATGAATCTATGTAGTCATCCCACCCTTGTTTAGCTGAACTACCATCGAAGTACGATACTTCAACTTCATCGGTGCGTTGTTTTTGGATACCACCTGTTGCTGCGCCTACATTAGCAGCATTTACACCAGCAAGACTTCGTAATGATTTACAAAGCACTTCTGCGTAATTAGAGTCATCGTCACCTACGTCAGCAATAATGTACTCATTAATATTTAACATCTGTGCGTCGGATAAACTATTACTTGGCGGGAGCCAGAGTTTATCGTCAGCTAATAGTTTATCTCTATCTATTGCTGCCATTTATGTTTTACCTAATGTTATCCTTTATTATTAACGTCTAAGTTATCCACCTAAAAGTTAATAATAAAGGAGCTGCGTTAACAGCTCCTAAACAACTAATATTAGTCTGAGGTAGTCAGAGCAATAATTAGTTTAGGGTTGATGTTCATAAAGAGCTTATTAGACTCTTGTGCAACATGAACACCAGTACGGTTAGAGACTTTACTCTGAGTGTACATAGGCAATGCAGTGGTGTTTACATTCTCACGGTCTTGAGCAGGAGCAAAAGCACGTTTAAACAATACATCACAACCTACAGGTACAACGTAAGCATCTGCGTCTGCAATCAACTTAGTGCCTTTGATTGAGGCGGTGTAACGGATGTAACGGAAACCGTCATGTGAATCGAAGTATTGATACTGGAAGATACCAGAACCGCTACCGAAGTTGTCACGCGGAACTTCCATAGATGCTAGATCCAATGGGCCACGAATGTCACGTGCCAAGCCTTCTTGCTTCTCAATATCGAAACGAGAATTATAGAAGTCTTTACCACACAAGATAACAGGACGGGTCATAGAACCACCTACGTTATCCAACTCTTCGTGTAGCTGGTCGTAGATTGCCGCGAACTCACTAATGTGATCGTTAGCTGAACCCAAAGTCATATCGATCTTAGCGGGACGAGTTGTACCGTAGATGTCATTGTAGTAGTCGTAAGTTGCGTTAGGGCCACCAGCTTCATAGTTAGTGTCACCAGTAAGCAAACTAGCGAAACCTAGCTCGTCATCCAAGTCCCAAGCCTTACGAGATTTCTTCAACATCTGAGCAATTACATACTCTTCTGTCATCAATTCGTTTGTGCCAGCCTGACGCTTGTTTGCGTAATCTTTAGGAGCTACATTGTAGCTAAGACCACGTGAACCTACGGTGTAGATCAACTGGCGACCTTTGTCTTTACTTAGACGATCACCATAGGCTTCAAAAGTTTTACCGTTAGGAAGCTGTAGAGTTTCCTGTAGGTCATCATACTTGATGGTGTTGGTTTCTAGGTAAACGTCATCAGTTGAGTTACCGAACAAGGCAGTCAACAGCATAGGTTTAGATTCGAAACGCTCAACTACACTTAGTTCAACATTCTCCATCTCGAAAGCATTATCAAGAGAAGCCGACAGTGCTTTGTTCATACCAGCTAGGGATTGTTCTTCATTAATCTTAATAGTCATTTTATTATTAAATCCTTATTTACAGGTAAGAGGCTTCAGCAGCTACGGCATCAGCGGTAGTGGTGATACGTTGTTCTTCAAGCTGAGTCAAGAACAGAGCTTGTGCAGGTGCAGCGGCGCTACCCCAAACCATACCCTCATTTTTAATGATTGCATCACCACGATATAGAACAGTCATGGTTACGTCACCAGCAGAAAGATCAGTATCGGCTTTATTGAAACCTAGACCATTGGCTGTACCAACTACGATAGCGATAGCAGCATCACCTTTCAGTGGTGAAGTACCAGTAGCCATAGCAGCACCGATATCTTGTGCAACGTAAACCTCGAAACGAGAGTTCGCATTAGACCAGATAACAGGAACACCGATTGCTGGGATAGTTGCACTACCACCTACTGTTACAGATGCGTAGTTGAAATTAGTTTTAGTGTCTTCTTCAAAAGACATCACGCCAGCAATTAGGTCTGACAAGTAAGCGCGTTCAGTAGCGTTAACAGGCATTATGTATAACTCCGATTATTTAGATTGTGGGGCGAAGGCAGCAATGCGATCACTTAGAGATTTCTCAATCTCCACTTCTGCTTCTACTGATTCACCAGCTTCTTCAGATAATTCTTTAACTAGGGGATTCTCAGGAGATACACTCTTCTGTGCTTTCTCTAGTTCAGCAGCAGCAACTTCACCAGCTTCAGCTAGGGCTACTTCGCCTTGTGCGATCAAAGCATCAAAGGCTTTTAGTAGAACGTCTTGTCCTTCTTCAACAGAAGCTAGAACAACACTAAGCTCAGTCTCAAGTTCTTTCTCAAAAGAATACGCTGAAAGAGTTGCAGCAGCGTTAGCGGTTTTTAGTTGCTTCTCAAGGGCAACAATACGAGCCTCTTGTGCAGCCATGATTTCATCAGACATGTTTTTGTCATTTCCTTTAGTAATAGTAGGGGTTTCTACCTCAGCAGCCTCGTCAGTATTAACATCTGAGGTAGAGGATTTAGTACATTCTTCCATAGATTTATCTACTTCAGAAATATCGTAACCAACGCTCTCTAACAGGGAACGCTGTTTTAATGAAAGAGTTTTACCTTCCTCTAACGACTTCAGGAGGATAGGGTTATTCATAAGCGAACATGCCCCACCTGCACTAACGTCTGTCAAAGCTAAATGCGCTTTGTCGAAGTCAAAACTAATCTTTGTTAGCTTTCTTTTCACTGTCTTACTCATCAACTTCTTCCCAAGTAGCTACAGCACCAATTGATACACCCATAAATTCTCCTTGCTTACGGAGATCCCATGCGTCTTTATTAACGTATTGAACTTCTACCAAAGGCATACCTTTCTTGACTTCAGTTTCTCCTATCATGCAATCACACTCGTTAACCCAAGCGCGAACAGGAGTAAAATCTTCCGTCATTACCTTATGGAAATAATTACCTGACATGGTGCCTTCTTCACAAGCCTTGTTGAAGCTCTTAACCATGTCATAACACACTTCAGGAGACGCATACGTATCTCCAACCCCATCTACATCACCTATTGCAATGTATAGAGGTTCAATGGCAATCATTTTCTCATCTTCAAACTGCTTAACGATAGGCATCAAAGCCTCGCCTTTCTCACTGTCACCGAACTTAGATACGATTGATTCCAGAGCTTTAACTAATGTAGAAGTAGTTTGATACTCAGTGGTCGATACTACAACCTCAGCTTCATCACCTAGCTCTACATCTACACCATTCATTGTGTAAGACGTTCGGAACATTTCATAATGCCCGTCTCCTACACTACCATCCCAGTAGACATAACTTTCATCGTAATCTGTTAGGTAGGGGTATCCGTGAGAGTTACTAAACTTCTTAGAGATTGCACGATTGAGTAATCGGTGCTTATCCTTCTCAGTAGCCTTGTTCAAAATTGCTGTCATATAACCTTCTTATAAGTTCTTCTTAATAAACATTGGAGCACCTGTTGTTGTATTAACCACTACAAGCTCATCTTCGGTTTCATAATCCACCTCGAATGACTCCATTGATTTATTCTCAGAGTTTGTACTTGAGGCTGCACCACCTGACTGTGTATCACCTGTACCACTAGAGCCTTTGGATTCCCCAGCGCGTGACTGAATATTCATCTCTTTACGTTCAACTAGGTGTTCTTCTAAACCGTCTAAAGACCATCCAGCCGATGTGTACAGATCAGCTATTGCGGCATCCGTAAGCAATTCCACAGAACCACCACGTTGCAATACCTTAGATAATGTATCGTGGTCTGGTTTACTAGGGTCATCTGGAACAAATACTGGCATCTGATCGTAAGGGAGGTAAATATCATTGGCAGCTAAGAGACGAGGAATGAGTTGTGTGTTAATCACATCAACTTTCCAGTCGATACAGCGTCTAATGAAGTAATCATGTGTGGTCATCTGACTACCAGCTAAGGCGTTAGACCCATGACCATTCTGTCCGAGCAGCAAGAACCCTGTACCAAAAACATTGTAAATAGATTTACGTTTCTGGTTAATAATATCCTCTGTACGATACTGTGTACCGCCACCTTGAATACCTTTTAGTTCCAAGTCGTATAAATACTTCTTACTATATTCATCTACATCTGAAGTTAGAACTATGTGAGTTGACTTACCTGCCTGCAATCGACTTGCATCTGACTGTAGAGCGGCATACTCTTTAGCTTCTTCAGGATAACGTGTTGGATCGTTAGCTCGTTCTATCAGCTCCGAAGGAACCCTAACAACAACTAAACCACCGAAATCTTTACTGACACCAACCACTTCATAATGCTCAACCAACTTCTTCTCTGTCAATGCGTCATAACACATGTTCAACGGAGAGTTACCTTGAGGGTTATTAAATGTTGGGTTGTGCCTGAAATGCAACATCTGTTGTGTACTAATAAAAGGATACTTATTATTATCTAAATAAGATGAACCCGATATATCAGTCAGCGGTATGTTGCTGCTGAAATCTGAGTACCCTTTTTCTCTTGCTTGTACAAGATTAGGTTTCTGTACGAAGCCCTTCAGGTCACGATTATGTTTATCCCACACCCAACCGTATAATGATTTAGGATCACGTGGAGCCAGTTTCTTGAGAGTGTAAGCACCTTTATATTCACCGTACTTAGCTTTCTCTAAAACTATATTCTCTATGGCAAACCCATAAGTCAAATCAGTGGCAGCGTTATTCATCGCCTCCATCCAAGTGCCGTAGCCCATGTTCCTAATACAATAGTTTAAGAACTTAGCCATTTGCTTACTTAGATTGGAATCTTTAGCAACTACCTGTCCTCCGTTCAACGCTGCTACCACTTGAATATTGGTAGTATCAACACTGTTACCAACAGCATCGTCTAACATCATATTCTCATACGTGCAGAAGCGTCGAGGGAGCTTTAAGTCATCCTTTTTTAAATCTTGGATGAACCTAGAAGAAGTTACGATACCTGATTGACCTTTCTCGTTTGTTAGAGGCCGTGTCACCGTCTTAGGTGTACTTTCAGCCTTATCTAAACTTTCGGTCATGTATCACCTTATTTCTTTGTGGTGGTCTTCTTAGAGGACTTAGGTTTATCTTTCTTCTTAGGAGTCTCTTTAACTTCCACCTCTTCAGTAGGAACAGGAGCCTCTTTCTCTTTAACAAACGTCAGGGTGTCTTCTAGCTCTCGGTACAATACTGCACGACCAGAATTACCTTTGAAGTTACGCATAGACGCATCAGCACGTTTGTTGTTATCAGCTATACGCCAACCATCAACAATAGCCTCTTGTAAGCGTAGGAAGAACTCTTTCTCCCACTTCATACCTGTACCTTTGGTGTTGATCACCTTACGTTCTAGTTCTTTTTCTACGGTCACTTAGGACTCCTTGTATTTAGGTGTTTCTTGTAAGGTGGCTGTGTAACTGTCTATGACGTTAGCCGCTCTTGATTCGTTTTGTTGTTGATTTCTTGTTACTATGTTTACTGTCCTACCTGAACACGCTGCGGCAAACGCCATACTCATAGCATCCACCCAATCATCTTTACGTGCGCTATTACTTTTCTTTTCAGGGTCAAAGGCTTCAAGTTCAGAATACAGGGCGTTCAGGGTAGGTTTATCAAACGTACTTTCAACTATGTGTACTAAACCTAATGAACACGCCTGACAGAAGGGTTGGAATGCAACCAACTTCTTATTAGGTGTATTATGTGCAGACTTATCTTCCTTAACCTTCAGTCCTTCCTCTTGGAAACGACCTAACGTATAGTAATGATCTGTCGCAGCACCACCTGTATCTTTTGTAAATACCCAAGTGGTGTCGTCGCCGTCATGGTGGGCTTGTCGGATAAGCATGGAGTCTCTAGCCCCTGCTAATTTCCGCATCCTCCCATGAACCCTTTCCTTAGCATCTAATTTAAGCTGCTGAACGTCTGTATAGTCGTCTAGGTAGTCACCTATTAACCAATACTCTCCATTCCTATCCTTAGCTATCTTAGGGGATGTGGCTGTGAAGTCTGGTTGGGCGTAAACCTCACTAGGTTCACTATACCCCTTATCCGTTCCTCTGTACCACTTGAGATCAGGAGGTATATCTGCCAAGGAGCTAACCTTCTCTCCTGCTTCTCCTCTTAACCAATGTCGTTGCCATAACGACTGACTACGTGGACGAGAGTACCAGTTACCCCACAATTGAGTATCACGTTCATGGTCTGGTAGGTTATTCAACTCCGATAGGTACACAGGGTTCGCTTTCAAACCTAATGGGTTATCGAATATATTAAAGAAGAAGTATGTGAACTTCTTCGGACGTATGTAAATCGTTTCATCCGAGTTAGGTATATCAACCCACAAACACTCAGGGTAGTTCTCTTGAAACCACTCTTCCGATGGGCCGAAGATGAACTCACCTTCTTTTACTATGAACCACCTAATGTCCCCTCGTTTGTCGGGGTCTGGTGAACCATCCTCTTTCAAGTAGTATTCTACTAGAGGTAGGCACCAGCTATCAGGGTTAGGGTTGAGTGTCCCGACACAAAAGGAGTTCATATCTGCCTCTGAACGCAGACATGTCATCAAGAAGGTTACTTGGCTCTTAGAGAACTGATCGATTTCATCGAATCCTATAAGTGAGTAGCCTTTACCTCGGTGTGAACTCTTGTCGTCCTCGTAGAACATGTGACGATAGAATTGCTTTGCTCCCGAAGGCCACACCCAAGCCTTATCTGAAATCTTAGGTTGTGCGCCGAAGAGGGGATATTGGTTTTCACCTTTCTCCCACAGGCCGTTAGCACCCATAATTTCATCGTATTGTCTTCGGAAGAATATCCCCCTGAAACTCTTATCCTCTGCAAAGCAGCAGGGGATCATACTAAGTATTTCTGACTTGCCACCGAATCGTGCGCCACCCCATAACATGAAGTCCACATCACCGATCATACTGAAAGCTAACTCTTGATTACCTTCTTGGGGGCGTACATCTTGCCACGTCTCATATCCCATGCTTTAAACCAACAGGACAATAACCTCTCACAGTACTGTCTATCTCAAAATGTTAATAGATATAGGACACTGCTTAGGTGAGAGATAGGCCATACAATATGACAACTAAACAGTGTTACAGCAGAAGATGATGAACTCATCTCCACCACCATTCCAAGCTAAGGAGTGTGGATGATCAAGACCACGGTTACTTAGAACGCCTATAAGGAGGTTGTTACACATGATGTATAACGAATTTGTGTCAACGCTGCCACTTCGCCTGCACGTTGAAATCTCTGTCTCTCATCACTGTACACCACCTTGCTAGGAGAGGGAGCAGGGGGTGGTGTAGGGAGTAGTTTAGACAGCCTCGTCTCTGAACTGAGGGTGTTTAGTCCTCTACTTCACGTCTGCCTTGGCTTTAGCCTTGGAAGCAGATTTGAAATCTAAGTTCTTATGTAATTGTTTATCTGTAAGAGGAGCTTTAGGCTTCATCTTCTTACCAGCAAAACTAGCTAGGCTCAACACGGGAGCTGATTGAGTATCACTGGTCTTCTTATTTTCCAACTCCTTCTCTTTCTGGTCTATCTTAGCCAGTGTGTTAGAGTTGAAGAATCTGACTACTTCGAGTTTTGAAGTCTCTTTAACTTCTTTACTGTTGAGGAACCAGACCAGTGTATCAAGCGCCTCTGCCGAGTGGCGTAGAATCTTCGCTTTATACGCATCAGGAGCCTCCACCTTGCCCTCTAGGATCTTTCTATGTGTCTCTAGTAGTTGTATAGCTATTTTACGCTTAGCTGACTCTGAGCCTTTCCTGAGCAACGTCACCATGACATCAGCAGCCTTTAGGCTATACTTGTCCGTCACAGCGTCCCAGTTGTTAATAGCCCTACTCTTGTTCTTTGAACCTTTCTTACGTCCCGCTGAGATACGGGGGTCTCCTTTTACAAAGCGTCCATTGTTAGGAGCTTTCTTCTTAGTCATCATTGCTCCTATTAGGATCTACTCTTCTGAATCTAAGTTAATATCATCAGGAAATTCTTCTGCACCCAAGACAGCGATATGACATTCTTCACAAACTTCGTCGTCTATCTGGACAACTTGCTTAAATGGTAATCTAATATCCAAGGAGCATTCACGACAATGTTTGTGTGACATTATCACCTCTGTGAGTGTTAGTTGTTATTTAGGGGTTGACACGTCCGAAAGGACATGAGATACTTCTGTTTACTGGGGAGTTTATTTCCTCCCTCTATAATATGTATTCTGCTACTAACTTTTGCCATTTGTCAAGTAATTTTTAACATTTTTTACAAAAAAAGGGAAATTAATGAAAAATATGAAGAATTTACCTCCTATTCCACATGAATCTGAGGTCAAACAGGCGTTTTATGGACACATCCAAGAGACTCTATCCAGTGGGTCGTTGAATATTCCTGATGTTGGACTGCAAGAAATCACATCATTTAGCGGAGGACACATCGGTTATAACAGCCCTATTAGCATCCTAAAGAGTGAAAATACAGACCTTCTCCTCTATTCTGTCGGGGGTATCGGCACACTAGATGTCTATAATAACTACTCTGAAAGGCAAGAAATGAATGTATTTGTCCGTAAAGCTAAGAAAGTGCTTGACAAATAGATTAAATTAGTAGCAGAATAGGAATTAGAGTAATACAGAAGGTGTGGTTGTAAGACTACACCTGTACAAAATACATCACAATATACATTCCACCTGAGTGTGTATTCTAATGTATTTATACATAGAGGCGTTTCGGCAAGGTTTCCCTCGCGTGGTAGCAAAAGCAAAACCCGACATATTGGTATATATGGAGCTGTAATGGATGACAGCGTTGAAGTGTAGTATCAAGAGTATACAATAACAAATCCTAGCTCTGACGTCCTCTGTCAACTGGGTAGGTGGAAATGGAACAAGGCCCGATCACTAAACATACCGAATACCCTAAGATAGTCGTAGGTATGTTTACTCACTAGGGTTAAGTAGTGGGAGAATGCGTGTACCAAGGGGCAGGTCACGATAACGCAGAACCGATGACGTTATAGAGTAAACTCTTTATTTGGAATAAGTAATAATGAAAGTGACCAGTTAGGTCATATTACTTATATTGTACTTTACTAGGTACAATGGTTATATCTTTCAAGCAGTTATATATTATTAGAATATAATTGTTAGGATAGACCACCGAATAGAGAGGGCCTAGTTGCATCTGAAACTTGAGAATGGAGAGAATATGGGTGATTTACTACTGAAATTTAATGTACTAAAAGAGATAGAAGGGAGTGATGAAAACTCCTTCCAGCAGTTCGCTAATGATATGGCTTTGAAATACGGTATATTAGGAACTACTAATACAGTGATAGATTCGCTGTGGACTAAGAAGCGGCTGAACGTGAAAGACTACTTGCCTCCTAAGAAGAAGAAACGTAAGAAGCAGGAGAGACGTGGCTACCACTACAGTCCTAACGCAGACCTAGAGTGGTTATCCTTGAGACGTGATGTGATTAAGGTATTAGGAACTCGGTGTCTTTGCTGTAGAAAGAAACCAAAGAAGACTAAAGACCTACACGTTGACCACGTTCTACCAAGGAGTAGACATCCACACCTAACGTATGACATAATGAACCTTCAAGTGTTGTGTAAGACGTGTAACTACGATAAGTCAGATATACACGCAACGGATTACAGGACAGACGAACAACGAGAGAGGTTATTGATTATGAAGGGTGTTAGAGGTAATTGTGTTGTGAGTGAGGATATGGTAGATGATGTGTATGATGTACTAGGGGATATCCCCACTGAATACCTACAGGAGCTACACAGCTTACTTGAGAAGACGAAGAACAGTAAAGTAATGCTAGAGGTAGAGAATGATAAACTATGCTCTGTAGTGTACCTGATAAGCTCTAAGGGCAGACATGTCGCCCACTGTAGTAAGAATAAGATAGTTGTCCGTGAGTATCGCAACTGGAGCAACGACAACCGAGAGTTTAAGAATATAACCAAGGAGTTGTTGATTAAATGCAGGAAAGATTAGAAGAGTTTATAAATAAGTTAAAAGAAAGGTTGACGGCAGAATGGGGAGACACTATAATCGTCACCAAGATACAGGCAAGAGGATATGGCCCTACAATGAATGTGATACAAATTAAGAATAAAGGACTTGCAGAAACATACGGAGTGTGGGAGACTAGAACAACTGGAGGGGGTAGCTTAGTGCAGTGGTGCTACTTCACATAAGATTAACGGGTAGCTAGGAATTTGGAGGTTAAAATCCTCCCTGCCCTAACCTACGAGCTGTGTGACTACAGCTAGTACAGCCCTGTACGATGAGAAGTAAGTTGTGGTGACTTGCATGGGAGGCCGCGTAAGGTGGGCTGAAAACACCTCAGTCTTGTACAATGACTTAAAACTTAGGGGTGGAGCTTCGGTGTAGAAATCTTTGAGAGGTGTATCCAGTTGCTAGTCTGGTTAAAATTAGCACGAATTACGGGGTGTAGCTTAAAAGGTAGAGCAGTTGGGCCAGCCGCCGCTAACTAGTATCGCGCAAAGGCGTTGACTAGTATCGGAAAGGGCGCTAATCAGTACGGTCTCGATAACCGTCACCCCGTCTTAGTTAAGGAGAGATGTGTGTATTTTAAAAAGAAACCAGACAGGCGTGTAGGGGATCTGTATTGGGAACAGTTATCTATGTGGGATAGATCACCTACTGATGCAGTTGACATGTACAGCGAAGATGGGTTTCACTTCGAGCTTAGGTTAATTACAGAGGTGAGGAGTGCTACGGGTTGGAGTAATAGGTTTGTGATGTGGGATGAGTTAACATCTGAGCAGATAGAGGGGCTTGTACCTCAAGAAGGACACAACTGGTCACGGATAATGGGGAACGTAGAGGACTTTAGTTAAATGACAAAACTGATAAAACCACACGAGGCGTGGAAAGAGGTTGTCCACACCGCTAGGGATAATATCGATAACCTTAACGACTTCAAGGAAGATACAGCAATCGTATGGGCTGACAAGGAGTTGCAGAACTATAAGAGGGCTATGATGGCCTTGGCTACAAGGAGTAACTCACAGGATGATCTATCCTTGATAGACACAATGGTAAGACGGGCGGAGGCACAATGAGCGCACTAAGAACTAAAGAAGTAGTCCCCCTAGTAGAAGAAGCTCACAACCGAGGACTATCACTATCAAGGTCTAATGACCTAGATACACATTCCTACTTACTAATTGGACTCTTTGAAATAATCTCTGAGATGAGGGATGAGATCGATTTACTACAGGAGAAATCAAAATGACATATTTCACAATGAGCACATTCAGATCGAAGGAAGACCTGTACAAAGCCAAGGCAGAGTACCTAGAGAGCGCCCTCAAGCAGATCGTTGATGCACACCAGCTTGATGACTCCGTGTGGAAGGAGGATGATTTGTGGTGTACTGATCAATCGGAAGGGGAGTATCCCTTAGTGTGGGGTGAGTTGAAATGAGTAGTGACAATACACATAAGGTGCTTGCAAGAGAGACACCAACTATGTATAATGACCCCTTGGGTTGTTTAACTAAATGACGGCAAAGTAAAAAGTTTCCGAGGCTTCCCTCTTTGCCAGAAGACTACACATAAGGAGAACAAATGATATCAGAAGTAACAATCTCAACTGAGAAACTAGAATATTTATATCAACGAGATCAATTACTATCAGCACTAGAAGCAGCAGGTGTAGATAATTGGGAAGGATATGACTGTGTAATAGAATCACTACTACAACAATGGAGAGAAGAAGTTTGATTGAAGAACAACAAGATATGTTTAAGAAAGAAGTAACAGTGTTCACAAGTGGTTGGTGTACTAACTGTAAGCCCGTCAAGCACTATCTAAGCCTCTTAGAACAAGAAGGGGTGGTAAGTGTAGAGTATGCCGATGTAGACGCTCTAACGGCCTCTCAGCAGTCTCTAAAAGAACAACACAATATACTGAGTATTCCAGTAGTCGTCTATGGAGATAAGACACTGATTGGAAGTAAGACTAAGCAAGAGATTATGACTTTTCTGGAGGTTTAATGACTATAGAAGAATATAACGGTATCACTATTGATTATTCAAGAGATGCCGACCTTCCCGAACAAGGCAAGGTGATGTTGACAAAGAAAGGGTTTTACAAGAAAGACTATGAGGACTCCCCACAACAGGGATTCGCCAGAGCAGCTAACTGTTTCAGCTTCGGGGATAAAGCATTTGCACAACGAATGTACGATTACATGAGTAAGTTGTGGTTTACCAACGCTAGTCCCGTACTATCTAACGCAATAGACTTCACATGGCCTGAGAATCTAAGCTTTGACGAGGCTGCTGAGTGGTTGGAAGGTAATATTACACCTGATGGACTACCTATCTCCTGCTTCCTTCCAGATATTCCTGACACTAAGGAGGGGCTTGTATCGACGGCAGCGGAGGTTAAGTGGTTATCTATGATGGGTGGTGGTGTAGGTGTGTATGCAGGAATGCGCTCACCTGACGAGAAGTCCACTGGTGTAATGGCACACATGAAAGAATATGATGCTATCGCCTTAGCCTATAAGCAGACTGAATCACGGCGGGGGAGTATCGCAGCATATTTAGATATAGATCATCCTGAGATCATATCCTTCCTAGAGATGCGTAATCCTGTAGGAGGGGAGATTAATAAGAAATGCTTCAACCTTAACAATGGTGTCAATATTCCAGACTCCTTCATGGAAGCCGTAATAGCAGGAGATACTTACCCACTTATTGATCCTAAACATGGGGACACAGGTCGTGAGTTAGATGCGCGTGAAGTATGGGAGAAGCTGCTGGAGCTGCGTAAGGAGACAGGTGAGCCGTATATCATGTGGAAGGATACAGTTAACCGTATGCTACCTGAGTGGATCACACGTCCTTTGTATAAGGTTAAGCAAAGTAATTTATGTAGTGAAATAACCTTAATGACATCTAAGAAGCGAACAGCGGTATGTTGCCTTAGTTCTCTGAATCTTGAGAAATATGAAGAGTGGAAAGACACAACTATCGTGGAAGACTTGATTCGTTACTTAGATAATGTTTTAGAGTATTTTATCCGCTTGGCACCACCTGAACTACATAGGGCTGTGAACTCAGCTAAGAAAGAGAGAGCTATAGGACTAGGTACACTAGGGTTTCATGCTTATTTACAAAGCAAGATGATCTCGTATCAGTCGGGTGGATTGAACAGTGCATCGCATGAGAATCACAGGTTATTTAACCTTATCAAGACGCGAGCAATTGCAGGGTCTAGGCAGTTAGCCAAGGAACGCGGAGAGGCAAGGGACGTAGAGGGTTCAGGTATGCGTAATAGTCATCTATTAGCCGTAGCACCTAACGCAAGCTCTAGTAGTATTGCAGGGACAAGTCCGAGTATCGAGCTATGGTCAGCCAACGCATTTAATGCTCAAGGACGTGCGGGTAGTTTCCTGATCAAGAATAAGTATCTTGAAAAATACCTAGAAGGTGTAGGTAAGAACACCAAGGAGGTATGGAGTAGCATTATCGCCAATGAAGGAAGTGTGTACCACTTAGATTTCATCCCAGATGATGTTAAAGAAGTGTTTGCTACGTCCAAAGAAGTTGATCCTATGTGGGTTATCGAACACGCAGGTATACGGGCACCATTAGTATGCCAAGCTGTTAGTAATAATTTAACGGTGCCTTCTAATATCACCAAACAACGGATGTCGGACATCCATATGAAGGCTTGGCGTAAAGGGGTTAAGACGTTATATTATTGCCGTAGTGAAGAAGCAATGAAGGCTTCCGTAGGTAGTAGTTATGAAAGTGAATGTTTAAGTTGTGAAGGGTAAGGAGAATTAATTGTCAGTATTTGAAAGATCGAAGGCGTATAAGCCTTTTAAATTCCCTAAGTTGGTTGAAGAGGAGAAGAAGCATAGGATTGATATGTATTGGCATGAGAATCAGACAGACTTATCTGATGATTTACGTCAATATCACAGCAAAGAGGGTTTGAAGACGGAGAATGTCAGCCATGAGCGACACAAACTCCTACTAGAAAAACTACTCCCCTTGTTTACAGCATCCGATACAAGCGTCTCGGAGGGGTATGCAAAACTACTACCTCACGCAAATAATAATGAGATACGTGGGTTACTATTCACGCAAGGCGCAAGAGAGGTGACACATTATCGTGGGTACGCTCTAGCTAATGAGACTTTCGGGTTTCCTGAGTCTAGCTGGGAAGAGTTCCATGAGTACAAGGAGATGCAAGATAAAGTGGATCTCATGTTAGCCGACGTGGGGGATTTATCTAACAAGCTTAACTGGTGTAAGCAATTGGCGGTTGTATTACTAGGTGAAGGTATATCACTGTTTGGTAGCTTCTGTCCTCTCTTGAACCTGAAACGATCAGGGCTATGTGTAGGTTTTAATGATATTAACCAGTGGAGCCTCATAGATGAAGCTCACCACATCAGTAATAATATCTACATTCTACGACAAGCATGGTTGGAGTTATCTAACGAGGAAAGAGATGAACTATGTACTTTCATTCTTGAATGTTCTCAAAGGTATGTTGATGCAGAACACCGTTTCATTGAGTTGATCTTTGAAGATGGGCCACTGGAAGACTTAACTGAGGCGCAACTGAAAGGGTACATTACGTATTTAGGTAAGCATTGGTTACGTGAGCTAGGGTTGATCGGATCGTTGGATGTCCCTGAGAATACGATTGAATGGATGGACTGGATGCTATCAGGTGTTAAGCATGATAACTTCTTTGAGAAGAAGGTTACATCCTACTCTCATAATGGACTACAAGGCGATGTCGATTATACAAAGTATCTAGGAGATGAACTAAATGACTATTAAGATTACACAGAAAGGCTCTACTGTTTCCTTATCAGGAGACATTAAAGTTATGAAACAAGTGATAGCTGCTTCAAGTCACATTCAAGGTGATGTATTTAACGGGTGTGAGCTGCATTATGACGATCCACTACACCCTGATAATTGTTGCGGAACATTGGAGCAAATAATCTCAGATGTAGATGTGTCAGATAACAAAGTGGTTGTACATTGCGACTTTAAACCTACAGGGGAGTAACGAACAAGGATGACATATAAGTGCTTTAACTTTGAGATCGAAGAATTAGTAAGTCAAGCAACTTACAATTCATTTATTGACATGTTTGGTGTTGATATAGGGGAAGAGTTCATGTGGAGGTTGTTTGATGACAACTTCCTTGAAGCACTCGACGCCTTACGGGATAAATATGGCCCTATTACAATCAACGATTGGTGTTGGGGAGGAAGTTATGACCAATCAGGACTAAGGACAACTTTCTCGCAGTATTACAGCAAAGGGAGTATGCACAGTTGGGCATGTGCTGTGGATATGAAGTTTGGTAATTTCACAGCACCAGACATACAAAAACTATTAGAGGAGTTGACGGTAGACGATGAATATGGCGATATTATCCTTGAAGGTATTACAAGGGTGGAACGTGGCACACCTACATGGACTCATGTTGACAATAAAGATGTGTCTAAGGATACATTAGAAGAAGGTTTGTATTTCTTTAATCCATAAGGAGAAGTAGTTTGGGAAAGCAAGATAAGCATTGTAATCAACGATCTAATAAACGTAAAGATAAACAGCGCAAAGGTGAACGTGAGATACGCGAGAAGTTTGTAGAGGAGAGGGTACATCGTGCGCCACCAATATTGGCGAAGACACAGAACCAACGTAAGTATATGCAGGTACTTCGTACAGAGAAGTTAATTGTATGTCGTGGAAGTGCGGGTGTGGGCAAGAGCTTTCTAAGTAGTGCTTTAGCAGGGGACGCCCTATTGCGCGGCGACATTAGTAAAGTGATTGTTTGCCGTCCCAATGTAGCTATGGGGGAGAGTATTGGGTATAGAAAGGGTTCTGACGAAGACAAATTATTTCCTTTTGTCCGCCCAATGCTAGATACGCTCAAGAAACGTATGGGTTCGGGTAGTTATGAAGTCGCTATAGCTAGTAAGCAGATCGAGATCCAAGCACTAGACGCCATACGAGGGATGTCTTTTGATGGTAACGTGGTAATACTGTGTGATGAGATGTCTAACTCAACACCTGCGGAAATCCGTAGTGTAGTAACTCGCCTCGGTGAGCAAGCCCAGATGGTCATTATGGGCGACCCCACACAGACAGATATACGAGGAGAGAATGGACTGGACTATATCTGTGGTCTAATAGAGAAATACGACATCCCCGATTCAGCTATTGTAGAGTTCACTTCTGCAGATATTGTACGTTCAGGTATTGCTAAGGCGTTTGTTACAGCCTTCGAGAAGGAGGGTGTTAATGGCTAAGAAACTAGACATACGTTCTGGGGATGTATTTGGGGATTATACCGTAGTCACTGAAGTACCCAAAACCCAACAGAACCAGAGGAGGTTTCTACTTCGTTGTGTTTGCGGTACAGAGAAAGAATTGGATCTCCCCTCTTTTAAGTACAATAATAGTGGGTGTGGGTGCCGTAGCACAGATAAGATGGTAGCGTCAAAACTGAAGAGGGAGGATTTTCATGGTATGACAGGAAGCCCCGAATACAGGTCTTGGGCACGAATCAAGAGTCGGTGCTTCAATCCTAATAGTGCTGATTTTCCTGACTACGGGGGCAGGGGTATCACTATGTCCCAAGAGTGGCGGGATAGTTTCCCCAAGTTCTACGAACACATCGGCCCCAAGCCTTCCGATGGTAAGAGATACAGTGTAGACAGGGTAGACAACACCAAAGGATATGTACCTGATAATGTCAGGTGGGCTACGGACGCACAGCAGGCACGAAACCAGAACGGGAGGTCGAAAGCAAACACTACAGGGGTTACAGGTGTTTACTGGGACACTAAAGTACACCCGACTGGCAGGGATTCTACTCGGTACGCCGTAGCGCAATGGGTATCTCTGGAGGGAGTCCGTAAGAAGAAATGCTTCTCGGTCAAAAAACTCGGAGAAGAACTAGCCTTCTTAGCAGCCTGCGAATGCCGAGATAAGCAAATGACCTTGCTAAACTTACAAGGGGCAGGTTATACTGACCAGCACCTTAACAATAGGAGTTATACATGACAGGTGAAGTTGTAGGATTGAACGGTAAGACTTTCTCCCCAGAGGAGCAAATTAAACCTAACGAAAACTTAATCAATGTGTTAGAGTCCTACCTAGAAGATGCTAAATCGGGTAAACTACAAGGATTCATAGGTGTAGGGAGGTGGCCTGATTCACAAAGCTACCCTCTCATCTTAGCAGGAGCGTTTGACGGAAACTCTCCGTACATCCTACTGGAAGCACTTAACGACCTAAAAGAACAAGTTAGGTTTCAGATGCTATACCCAGAGGAGATAGGTGAATGAGTTGTTTATTGAAATGTGAGGAGTAATTAAATAAATGCAGTATGTAAGGGGTCAGAAGGTGAGAGTCTTATCTGACGGGAAGATTACACTAGGAGAGATAGCATATCATCAACCCACTTGTCTCACATATAAAGTGAACATTGATGGTATGCTCGTCTCAGTCAACTACGAGGACATAATGAACGATCAGGATGAATCTGTAGCACTAGGTGTCTTGTGGGCACAAGCAAGGGACGAAGGGTGGCAAGGAATGATGTGTGATGCACAATTAGCTAAATTATTCCTAGACAAATGCGAAAAGGCTGGTATCATCACGCACACATCAAACAAAGGAGAAGAGAATTGATCTACATGTTACTAGGAGCTATATACTTCATCTTCAACATCATCTCATTATGTACATTCTACAAAGGTATATGTCAAGGAGATAATAAACTCAAGGTCTTAATCTTAACATTCGGTAGTGTGTTCTACGGTGTAGATAAACTCGTATTGGCATATTATGGGATTTCAGATTTCATTAAGAAAAAGCTTGCAAAGTCAGATTAGTCTATATATAATCCCCGCATTGATTGTCGAAAGGCAGTTGTGCGGGGATTTTTATTGTCTGTAATATGAGGAGAGAATGAATGGAATATAAGAATACACAACATCTACAAGAGATGGATTTAAAGTGCTTTATGTTGAAATTGGGATATAAGCTATACTATTTCAGAAAATCATTTGAGAATGTACATGTGTCACATTCTATGGCACCAGCGTTATCCTATAATACAGCAGTGATGTTATATAATACATGTACTTCGTGGTTGTTCGATGATACACTGCAAGTCAAATACCCGTTCACCAAGGAGGTGTTTGCAGAAGCTAGGTACGAGCGTGTATTCTCCCGTATTTACTTGCAAGGTTGTAAAAACGGTGAGATCAAATGCACTAAACACCAACTGAGGTTCAACTATGATCAAGTATGACCCTGTAGGCATAGAAACAGTCCGTCAATGTGCGGTGGACAGTTTAAATGAGTTCCACATGTACCGAGAAAACTACACAGAAGATACCATGTGTTCTGAATCGTGGTTGGACTTGGGTGGTAAGTTTGTAGCCGATGGTTACTTCTATTTATTTATGAAACAGGATGCTACTTATGAATAAGAAACAATATGTACTATACCTTATCGACAACGCAGTAACGGATTTATTGTATTATGACCGCGAAGAGGATGCTCAGTTGGGTGTAGGGGAGATTGAACGTATGGTGAAAGAAGGTGAGATTACTTTAGACGAGATGTACAACGCATTTATTCGCTCACTAGGAGAACAAGTATGACAGGTGAAACACCAATTCTATTCGGGCGTGACTCGAAAGGTAAACTCAAGCAATGGTTGATCTATACCGAAGGAGCTGATGTCATCATCCTACACGGTCAAGTAGGTGGTAAGCAAGCTGAGTCTCGTACCACGAGTGTCGGTAAAAACATTGGACGTTCAAATGAAACATCCCCTGAACAACAAGCAGAGCTAGAAGCAAAGGCTAAGTGGAATAAACAACTCAAGAAGGACTATGCCCTATCTATAGAGGAAATCCCTGAGTCTACCCTCCCACACCTTGCTACCAAACTACAGGATAAGGCCCATACGCTGAATTACGATGCTGGTGTTGATGTTCTCTGTAAGAAGGATGGTGTACGCATGTCTGCCTTCCTAAAGGATGGTGTAGTATTCTTCCAGAGTCGAGGTGGTGAGGAATATCCGATCATACGTGAAATAGTTGATGAATTGTGGAGAGTATATTTCAGTAAGAATGCAAACTATGTGGTCGATGGTGAAATCTATTGCCACGGTATGCACCTAGAGGATATTACCTCTGCTGTCAAGAAGCACAATGAGAACACACATAAGCTAGAGTTCCACGTGTTCGATCTTATTGATAAAACTAAGCCAGAGCAGCCTTGGTGTGAACGGTATGAACAATACATAAGTCTATGGTTGGAAGCCCGACCTTATATATCACGGATAGCTGTCATCGCAGCACACCCAGTACGTAACTCGGATGATGTTTACACACTACACGATGAGTTTGTAGATGATGGATATGAAGGCATTGTTCTACGTCCTCATAATGGTGTAAACTCTTTCGGGAACCGTACAGCAGACTTCATCAAGTATAAGAAGCGTAAGGATGCTGAGTTCCGTGTGGTTAAATTCACAGTCGATAAGAAGAATCGTGCTATCCCTCACTGTGAAGTTGATACAGAGGTTGGTGTCAAGACCTTCAAAGCCCCTATGATCGGCTCAGACGAACGTATACAAGCTCTATGGCAGGAATACTTAGATAACAACTCAACACTTCCAGAACACCGTCAATGGTTGACTTGTGAGTTTGAGAACTACTCTAAATACGGAGTCCCTGTTAAAGTTAAAGGTGCTAGTTTCCGTGACTGTGACAAAGAGACAGGTGAACCACTTGAGTAACCTAATAGAAGTCAAAGGAAGGGGTTGTTATTGTCGTATATGTGACTACATTATCCCAATAGGAACAGTAGCTCTTATGGTGGAAGGACGTAAAGAATGTTTGCGTGTATGTAAGGAGTGTGTTACTTTAGCGGCTATTGAAATTTCAAACAACGAGGAGACGGATGAATGAATAAAACAAAACCACCCAAGGATAGAGAGTTTCTAGGATTAGTTAATCACAACAGTCCGTATTGGGATATATTCTTTTACGGCAGGAAGGAGGATGGTGTGCCTAAAGCTGAGTTTGTAGATAGGGGGGGTTATTCTCTATGCCCAAGCTTATCGGGTGGGAAGAGTTGCCTGTTATGGAGGATGTCTGAGGTGATTAAACTAATCATAGCAGGTGGTAGAGATTTCAATCGTGTCTTAACCCTCAAACGTGAAATGTTAAACTACGACACAACATCATTGGAAGTTGTCTGTGGTGGTGCCAAGGGAGCAGACACCTACGGTGAACGCTGGGCTAAGAAAAATAATGTCCCTATCAAGTACTTCCTTGCAGAATGGGATAAATATGACAACGCTGCTGGGTATATCCGTAATCGACAGATGGCTGAATATGGAACACACTTACTAGCCTTCTGGGACGGAGAGAGTAGAGGAACTAAGAATATGATTGACACAGCTACAGAATTAGGTTTAAATGTGCAAATCGTAATGTATAACAACAGGAGTTTAGTATGAGACACACAGGACGTAAAGGGTGGCAAGCGTCATATAAAGACACATGGAGTTTAGATGCTACACTATCTCCTATCATCCTTGCGGGTTTGATTAAGTTTAAGCAGGTTATTACCAGTGATGAGAAAAAGCACTATATTGGTGTTCCCAGTGAGCATGTTACATGGGAACCCGACACATATTCAGAAGAGATATGGTATGAAGCATTATCTACGTGGTTAGCCGATATCGACAAGATGATATACGCATTCAGGAATATAGAGCCTGAGTATGTTGGAGGATGGAAGGATGGATCAGAACACGAGGATGATGACCTAGAAACAGGATACCGTCTGTGGCATAGGATACCATGTGATGAAGAAGCACATGCTGCATATCTGAAAGCAAAGACTGAACATGTAGATATGGTAAAAGAAGGACGTGAACTCTTCGCTAAACATTATGATTCCCTATGGTGGTGATATGACACCTGAATGGTACGATAGCATCAAACTAACTATACAAGAAGGCCCTCCCACACAGGAGAAGGTGGTGTACAAGGATGTAGATAACCCCACATATGAGGAACTGCTTGAGGAGCTAGAAAGGGCTTGTACCCTAGAGGCGTATGAGCTATTATCTACACATAAGAAGATTAAGTGGGATGGGAATATATTACAGGAGCGAGATTGATGATTGATACAATAGCTAGGCCCAACTATACTAAAATCCGAGAAGAAGCTTTATCTCATACGCCACCAGACAGGGAGGCTATCCGTAAATATAGCGGAATCCCCGCAGGCTGGGACAGTTTGATTCCTGAGATACAAGCCTTATGGGGTGATGATCTAATGCAAGCTAAAGAGAAGTTTGGTCAACTACGAATATCCCCATCTTTAGATGCGTGTCCTGTTACGACTGAACTACAAAACAGAGCTAGGTTTATGTGCATGGAGTGTGGTAGCCATGCAGAGTACTTCCAACAAACAGGGTGGGTTGGGCCTATATGCAAGAGGTGTATAATCAATGGATGAATTAATTATAACACGGTTCCTGAGAGAGAACCTAGTTGTCCGTATAAGCAAGGAATATGGGAGTTACAGTGTGCCAGATGCGTTACATATTAACATCTCGATAGGAGATGAAATAATAACAGAAGATTATATTGACATAGAGGACATAACAACTAGCTATGATTAGACGGGAGACTGCACATGTTTAATTGGGGTAAAACACAGAAGAATGTATCGGAGCCTGTGGCTGAAATCATACGTCTACTAGAGGAGGAGATATCTACACTTCATGATGTGGGGCCGTCTATCCTACGAAGATGGAACGTCTCTTATGTTGACGAGAGAAAGAGAGAGTTCTCCGTGGCAGATATTACCAAAGGGTTGTACTATACAAACCACACATCATGGTTAACCTCTCAGGAGGTTGAACAACTATTCTGTGTCTGTCATAAGTACCATGTGCTAGAACAACTACAACAAGACATCATCAAACGACATGATGAACTCGTAGTACAAGAGACTCTTGAGATACCTGAGATCGAAGCAGTATTAATCCGTGACATGGAACAGGCTGTGGAGTCACAAAAGGAGAGTGATCTTTATGATTATAGGGAATATCACATTTACCTTCCCTATATAATGAAAAAGGGCTTTGCTTTTAAGCTGCACCCCGACATCACAACCCACTCACGACACGGTATACCACTGACTCCGTACACCATAGTACATCTCAGCCTAGAGGCTAGTGGCCGTCTCCTAGAATTGACAAAACGTATGTCACAAAAGGAAGAACGAGCGTATGTTGTAAGACGACAGAAGAGAGCACAAGATGAAAGGCAGTGTATTATGGAACGATATTTTGAGGAGATAGAGAATGACTAAAGACGAACAAATATACGACATCATCAACAACTTTGACTTTGACAAAGTACATAAGGTTATGGTATTCTTAGATTGGAAGTGGTTACAAATGAGGGGACTAGAAACACCGTCTATCCCTCAACTCAAAGATAAGGCTTACGAGTTGCTATCAAGAGTATATGACAACACAGACTCCCTAACACCCTATAGCCTACGAACAGGAGGACTATGTGCTAGTGGAGTATACTACGAAGACACAAACGAACTAAGCTTAGAACTCATATTTGAACTAACAGGGTGGATGCATAGTGTGATACACGTACCTACCAAAGCCCCATAGCTTAGCAGCCCCTACAAGCCGTTTTAAGGCACATTTCACACCACCCTATACAATCACACTAGCAAACCCCTAAACGCTCCCTATGGACGTTCTAGGGCTGCTGTGAGGCATCCTAATATACTCTACTCTCATATATAGTACAGGAACACCTCCTCCACCTAAAGGGATAACCCCCTTATTCCCTCCCAAATATCCTCACACACAACCTCTTCCCCAATAATAGCAACACATTCCCTGTAAGGACACGCCGACACAAACCCCCTCAATATACCCCAAATATCCACATATCTACCACTAAATTATATGTAGCACATTAATTCCCCACCAAAAATCTAATATTCCCTCCTAAAATATCCTTGACACCTACCATCACATATATGAAAATATCAAATAGCTGAGAGTAGTCTCAGGAGACAACCACACCCCCTGCCTCAAATAAAAATATCAACAACAACACAATGAGGGCATCCTCCGTTCGCCCGTTCAGGAATATCATGTTATCAATGATAGAGATAATAAGGACATGTCAGCGGCTAACCTCCCCAACATACTCCCCCAACTACCTCCTCCCCGCATATATGTGATTGTAAGATGGTAGGAGAATGGCGAAGCATTCTCATAGGTGGGACACAGGGGTAGGGTTGTACCCCTGTATACAGTATAAGGAGATAATACTCTAGGGGAGCGTATAGGCAGGCAGAATGCGGTGTGTAGACGTGTTGTGTGGTGATATTCCTAGTGCTCATTTCTAATAATAGATTCAATATTTAGCTGTTTAACACCCTACCACACCTCCTATAGAAAGTCATTATAATTCTAAAATATCCTTAGAACCATTAGCTATATCCCCCGACAATATTCCCCCATATACCTTATATACCCCTTTTATGTTCCCCCTTATAACCTTTTGTTATACAGTTCGCATAACATAGATTATGTTAAATAGCCTATAACGATATTATTTGATGAACCATATGTTGGTACATATAAACCATAATATGGTACATAGATATAACTAATAGTTATAACAACTTCAAGGCGCTACTACCATTGTATCATAAGAGGATATTTGAGGTAAAGTGGAGTTTTATACCTATTTGTTATATAAAATGAGGTGTTAAGTGGGAAATGGTATAAGAAAAAGGGCGATTATTGTTGACTTTGTGGGGTTTGTGGTGTTAAACATATAGGGGGATATAATATTGTTAGGATATTATCAACATATTGGGTATAATATTATCAACATATAGTGTACATATTGGATAGAATATATATACATATCACATAGAATATTGATAACATATACGCACTAGAATATATACCCCCAGCATATGCACCCCTGTATATTATCCCCATTACTATTATATGCGTCTATATAGACGCCTACCCTCTATACACCTTTTAAGGTGTAACACAACTCACACCCCAGCACTCGCTCCCCCTAACATTGCTCCCCCTATATGGCAATACCACTATATAAGCGTCTATATAGACGCATAGTAGGGCAGGCGGCAAGGTTAGCCGCTATCATACCTCTAAACGCCTATATCTACCTATCATACCTCTCTCACTAACACAACGCCCCTAGAACGTCCTCTATTGCGTTCTAAGGGCGTTGTAAGGTTGGGCTTTACGTTAGTATTAGATTGTCCCTAAACGCTCTGAATAGCTATAGGTTATAAGCGTGAGGGTTGTTAGAACTAAATGTTATATTAAATTGTAGGTGTTAAAAAGCCGCTTAATAGCGGCTTGTGTGTGGGGGGTGTCATTTTGTTTTCTTGGCTTCTCTATAGTCTTCTCGCATGTCTTTAATAGTGTGTCCGATAGGGGCGATCATTGTAGCAGTGTAATAATCATAATTATCCTCTATACAAATCATGTAATACCCCCAGTCATAAAGTGATGCTAGCACGTTGTTTACTGCCGCATTTTCCGACTGCTTAAAATCTAAGTAGAAGCAACCGCTTGAGTCCAGTGTACTGCTATATCTTGCTTTCATAATCTTTAGTCCGTTTGGTTTGTTGCTTAACTGGTACCCATTGTACAGGAACCAACTAAGGACACAACACCTCTCTTAGAATAAAAAGGAATAGTAACCCTCTCGTTTATAACAAGAGGGTATATAGAGCGTTTAGCCTTAAAGTAATACCATCGTAAGGGGTAGCTCTAAACTCGCTTAAAACGGCTTACAGGGCGTTCTAAGACTATTGGACGCATAGGTTTATAACAGCCCCTAACAATATTAACGGTACAATGTAGTTGATCATAAAAACACCCCCTCTTTATGCCGCTTGTAACAACTTGCGAACCATGCGCGAATCTAAGACGCGCCCTTGTGCGTTTCTATACTCAAAGCCGCCCACTATGTCGGGACGGTGGCGCACTGCTAAGCATGGAACACCTTTAGCGTTTACCACGTGGGCTACAGTATGCTTTAGAATGGCGGTTTTACGTAGCGCGCCCCCTAGACGACAGCGAAAATTAGGTGACGATAGAGCGGCTTTTAATGCTGTATAATTCATTATTTAGTTCCTACGTTGATAGATTGTTCTAATTGAGCGGCGCGTCCTTCTAGTACGTTTACGGCGCTTGTGGAAGCTTCAAAAGCGCCAAAAAATTGTGCTGATGCAAGTGCGATAACAGCGAGAATTGTTTTCATAATGTTGGCCTTTAAAGTTTGTTTGTTAGGCGTTATTGCCTTCAGTGGTTTCTATTATACATGAGCCGCATCATCATACAAGGGTTATTTTGATAAATAACCTACATAATCAGAATTACACACCCACACGCGCCCCACTTCAAGCATACCACTTGCGCCTTCTTCTTTATAAGTAGCAACTTGAACCTTATCCTTCTTATCAGGCCATTTAATAACCACACCCTTAGTTTTCCAACCAAACTGTTGATTAATGGTTATATGGCGGTCTAGGCAATATTGGGCTACTGCTTTATATATCTTGCTTTCGAGTTTACGCGTAAAATTGCCCTTATAAGGCGTATAAATACGATTTTCGCCTACTATACTAACATATGCTTTATCTATAACTTGATTGTACATAATAACACTCTATTGTTGGCTTGTGCGTCTTTGCTAAGCCGATGAATAGATAATATAGAAGGGCTTTACTATTGTAAAGCCCTTTTTGTAATTATTTATCAATAATCTTCTAACAGCTCGCTGATAGTGTCTAGTTGCTGTCGTGTGAACACCTTATTTAGTTTGCTGGCATTGTCACAACAAGCCTGATACAGTCTAAAGTCTTTCATGCTGTCGTTATCATAACCAAAATTATCACACCAATCGTTGAAGCTCTCGCTTGCTGCTTGCGAATCTAACACTAGACAATAAAGTACACTCGCAGGTGTGGGAGTTACGGCGTGAACTGATTTGGAAAAGCCGCCGCCTTTTGGGTAATAACTCTCCCCTGTTGAGTGTAAAAGTTTCCCCGCGATGCCTGTTTTAATATAAGCCTTTGCAAGGCTTCGCGAGGCATTGACCACTCTATTCCCTATGCCTGTTTTATATTCAAATTGTGAACACTCTCCAGCTTTACTAATAAAGCCAATAGACCATTTATCGCACTCCCAGTCTGTTTTCACTTGTGGCTTGTGAATTTGGGTGTGTTTAAGGGTGAAATATTGAACGCCGATAGACGCTAGAAAAGCACCTACTTCTATATCTTGCGGGTATGGTTTGGCTAGTGCTTTAACAGTTTGGTTTAACATGGCTTTTTACCTTATTTGTTTAGTGTGTGGGCTATTTTACAGTGTTCTGGTTTAGTGTCAAAGGTTATTTAGACTATTTCACCAATAATACGCGCATAGGAGTGAATGCAGAAATAGGCACTACTAGCAAGGCTATGCTTTACAGGTTTACGGCGTTGTAGTTCGTAACACTCGACAATAGTACCACAAGAACGGCGAACACGGACAGATGCCGCCGGAACGTAGTAATTCGCCATAGTGTCCCCAAAGAACTTCATGCTTTTACGATCAAAAAAGAAACTGTCGGCGTTACATGCTTCATGGCGGGATTTTAAAACAGATGCGGTGATACGTTCAACTTTTGGCATGGTCTTTGCTCTTTAATTATAAGGCCGCATTATTGCCGCCTTTCAATAGTTGCTATATTACAGGGTTTAGAAGTTATTACAAGGCTTTTTTCCACTTTGCGCCAACTTTCTTGGCTAATTCTTGTACATGATACCCGCAATTATAGCGAATACTTACATTATCCAAACCGTTTCGCGTCGCGTAGTTCTTGGCACCTCGCTCTGTTTTGCTTGTGTCGTAGTGTGTGCCGTTGATAATTGAGCCGTAAGCGTGGTGAGTCATAATTTTATTACTCTTTGAAGTTTTAGTAGGTTTAAACACTATAATCGAAAACTTTTATATGATCAATACTAAATTGTTATATAAAAGTTTTCTGTTATAACTATTTTATAAGGTGCTTTCAAGGTAGCTTTCAAAAGCCATATACTTCTCAGCTAGTCGAGCATGGTGGTAATAGGCGGCTGTGTCGTGGCTTTGTTCCAGCGCCTCTGCTTTACATTCCTCGCTAGTACGTAGCGCCCACAGTAGAGATGCCTCAAAAGCTGCACCGCCTATATGTAGCAACTTCTTTTGGTCGCTAGTATAGCCTGCGCGTATCTCTTCAAGATCTTTAAAGAAGGTTTCATTGTCTACCTGTGAATAACTCATTATGCCACCGCTTGCCACTGTTTACCGCGTCCGTTTTTGCGATTGTTACGCGCTTGCTTTGCTTGTTTGCGTTGTGCTTTGTCTAGTCGTTTATTATTGCTTGACATAGTTTAAAATTCCTTTTCTGTTAGTTTTTTAGTTAGTTCAATATTACCGTTGTGCAATGTTAGCGTGTATTGTCCACCAATGTCAACACTTGACACACCCTCTTGTGTCATTTCATGCTTTATTAGGTTTAGTTTGCTAATAATACACGCCGCTTCGACTGGCTCAATACCTAGTGCCTCAAAATCAGCCTTCAAGGTTAAAGAGGTTATCTCACTAGGCTGGGCTAGTTGCGGTGTTTTCGTTTTGTTGAATAAACCAAACATTTTGTTGTTTCCTGTTATTTCCATAAGGTGCCCCATTGTAAAAGCAGGGATAATCAAGAGTCAAGAGTTACTTTCAAATAATGTAAATTAATTGTCGTATGTCTTGTTTCCTTTATATGCTAATAAATATTCAAATAAATGTAAATAACGCTTGCGTTGGTCGGTGGTTGCTGTAAAATACTTAATAGCTGGCGGAAACGACAGGAGACAATCACCGCCCCTGCGTGAAATTTAATATAACCATTTGGAATAAGGCATATAACCAAAGTGAATAAGGTTATATCCATTTGGAATATGAGAATCAGCTTCTCTACAGAAAAATCGAGTTTGAAAATGAAAAAGTGCTCAAGACCAGAAATTTAATTCGAGTTGAGATATGAGATTTCGCTCAAGACCCCCGATTATGATAGAAAAATCGAGTTTGAAAATGAAAATCGTCGCAAGACCTCGGAATAATCGAGTGGGAATATGAGAATGTTGTCTGGATTTTGGGAAAGGTAGTAGGCTCTCCACAGGAATGCCTCTGAGACAGCCTGTAAGCAACGAAGGAGAGCTTTTAAGAATGAGGGAGTATGTTAGGGTAGGGTTGCTCTAAACTCCCTTAAAACGGCTTACAGGGGGGGTTGTTAAGCTATGGAGCTTCAGCAGGGAACGTATCAATTGTATTTAATAACCACTCTTTATGTTGCTCCCATAACTCAGCAGCTTTTTTCCCACCCCTCCATAAGACTCGTTCGAGAGTAATAGTTCTCCAATCTTCTATAGAATGATTCGCACAACCTATTTGGAGATGTGTGTGAGTGTAGGTTATATTATATTCTGATGTTATAGATAGGTTTTTGACTTGACGTAAATTACCTACTGTTCCCTCTAAATCACACTTACTCAAGTTACACTCGCTCAAGTTAGACCCTCTCAAGTCAGACTTACTTAAATCAGACTCACTTAAATCAGACTTACTGAAGTTACACCCTATCAAGGTAGACTCACTCAAGTTAGACTCGCTCAAATCAAGCTCACTCAAATCGTACCCGATTAAAAATAACAGCTCTCCTTCGGGATCACCTTCTAAGTATAGCTTGTGTAATTCTAGTTTCTCTTGTAACTCTTGTTTAGTGATGGTTTTCATTATCTTAACTATAACCCCTTGTTGTGTGTTATTGTATTGAGTGGTTCCATTATAAGGATATGAAGATAAAGTACAACCTTTAATCAACGAATACAATGTTCGTGGTGTATGTCTATTAACCTATCAGCGGCTTGACCTCTGGGCCATACATTATACACCTTTCTGGACAAGTTTTTATTCTGCACTTGTACATTTAACCACCAACGACACTGTTGGTTATACTTCCGCTGTATTCCTAGTGCGTTTTCTCCACACCTTTCAGCCCACTCCATATTATCTCCTACCTATTGATTAATTTGTGTCAGATTATTATATAACCTCACGTTAGTAATATTAGTTCCCGTTAGTTGATTTAATCAAGAGGCCCATTATTTCAGAGCCTCCCTGTTAAGTCAACTAGATTTGTGAAGCAATCTTAGCTCGAATGTCTCGGAGGGTGGTTTTATTGTACAACTTACCATCCTTGAACACTGTACGAAGCAAACCTTGCCCTTCTTGCTCAGGTGTCTGCTCCTGATATAGAGTAATAACACCTTCCTCATTATGGTCTACACGCAACAAACCTTTAGCTGACTTCTTACCTTGATCAGTCTTAGGGTCTTTACCGAAGTCAATCTGCTCACCTTTGTCGTTCCATGCACAGGTAGCCTTGATAGCTGACCCGTGAGTGTCACGGGTGACATATTGGTAACTGTAGGAGCCGATGCCAAGCACTACGCTAGGAGCAAACCCCTTAGCCATCAAACGGGTGTGGATCTCTTTTTGACGCTCTAGGGTGATACTGTCACCGTAGATAGCACCGATATGGGAGTCTAGTAGTTTGTATCCCTCTGAGGTGGTTGTGCCACCGAAGATGTCCCAGAGGGATTCTACTAGACCTTTGGCTTCTGTAGAGCTAACTTCCTCGTACTCGTTATCATACATAGTATCATAGGTGCCCCCTGAAGACACGTAGTAGAATTTATCATCAGCTTTGTTCAGGTACAGCCTTTTTCTGCCTCGTATTGTTAAGGTCTGTATGTTATCCACTGTCTCATACTCCAATCCACACAGCACGCTAACAGGGTCTCCAGAATCTGGACGAATGACCGTGGTACCGTCACGAGCCATGATATCATCTTTCAATAGTGGTAAACCTTCCTCAACAAACTTCCAGAAGTCATAGCTGTCTGATACATGAGAAACAATCCCACTTGGAACCTCTGTGAACAACTTCTCCCGTACAAAAGCAACCTCAGCATCAAACTTACTGATGCCCCGCTCCTTCTCTAGTACCGCAATGTAGCTTGTTGCGATTGCATGTTCTGTAGCTGGTACACTGCAACCTACCAACTCAGTCTCGCAGTCAGCACCGTAGTATATCTCAGCCAAATCAATAGCTGGAACAGTATCAGTGCCAGCAAAACCTGCTGCTAGATGACCAAAACCTGACATTGCAGCTGCTTGTGGGCCAAAACAACCTCGCATGGAGAAATCGTGACACATAAACGGGACAGTTGCCTCGTCTAAGCCTGTCTTACGGAAGCTCTCTACAGTTTGCTTCATGTAAGCTGTAGCTGTAGTGGCTGAAGTCTGCATAGGCCATACATACGTGCTGATGATAGTCTCTAGGAAGCCTACGAGCCAAGGGTATCCGTCTACTGTGTTGGTTACAGTAAAGCACGGTACACCGTAGGGGCAAAAAGTACCCTCTTCCATAGACTTAATCTCAATTGGAAGATAACCTAAGTCATGTAGCTCCTCAAAATGTTTCACATCGAAGTCACTGCCGAAATAGTTATCTAATCGGCGCTTCAAGCTACGGACAGCACCTTCCTTACTCAGGTTAAAGAATGTATTATTCCACTCATTTACCATGTAGTGCATCATCATATACTGCAAACCTACGTGGACAACACCGAAGTCCTCTGGGATGTAGGATAGTCGTCCACTCCTAGCAGTGTAATTTTCATATAGGCGCACAATATTGGTGTGCAGGAACTTCTTGTGTGCAAATTTGTAACCGTCTGCTTTAGTGATAGCTGACATACTATTCTCCTCATTGGTTTTATCGTATATTCTATTAATATGCCTCAGGAAACCTCCCTTGGTCATATCTCTCTTCATGTGGTTACAGGCACCACAGCAAGGTAGACAATTACTATAGGTATACCCTAAGTTGTTGTCAACCCGATCTACTCCGTTCATCTCTACTTTGAAAATACCCCTAGCTTTCGGTTGGCTTCCACAGTAGTTACAAGAATCTGTTATTAGTGAGATGAACTCTTCATCAGTTAATTGGTACTCGTACCCCCTACTTTTAGCGGCTTGCTTATAGCTGTTGATCTCTTTATTGTACGCTCGGAGATTTTTGGGTATTCTAGGTACACTCCTTGTGCACTTGTTGCAACACTTCTTAGGCCGCTGTCTCCGCCTGAGTTGTGAAGTAGTAATATAGCAGGTAACCCCACAACTACACAGGCACTTCCACTTTGGTGTACCACCAATTAACTCCCTGTCACTGATCACCTTTAGTTTACCAAACATCTTCCCTGTCAAGGCATCATCCGCTAGGTGTGTTGACCCATTCTTCATAATTCAATTATGTTTAGTTGCTTATCCAACTCTTCATCTCGGATTCGAGAGTCAGTAGTGTATATACGTGTGATACCTGCGTCAAGTAGTTCTTTCAGGCCATTTGAGAAGATGCCGTGTGTGACGTACAGGGTGATCATGCCAGCACCCTTATTCTTTAAGGCTTTAGCTAGTTCAATAAACGTACGCCCTCCAATACAAAGGTCATCTGTAATAACACAGTGAGCGCCATTAAGCTCCTCACAGTACACAACAGTCTCTAGGATGGCCCCAGTTGCCGTACAGCGAATCTTATCAGCTCGGATGACCTCTGATACCCCAAACTCTTTAGCGAGCTTATACGTGGTCTTAAGTGCCCCTGCGTCTGGTGAGACTAGGGTACATTCAGTGTTACGTAATGTAGTAGCTAACTCACTGTCCTGTAAGATCATGTGTCGTGGTATATTACTACAGCGGTCGATCAAAGCAGGGAGTACATCACTGTGGCAATCTGCGGTGAACACAACCGAGTAATCAAGTGAGTTGATCATCTGAGCAAACACCTTACACGCTAAAGTCTCATCAGCCTCACAGATGCGGTCTTGTTGTGCGTAGGGTGCGTAATAAATATATAGTTCACTAACTGCGTTGGGCCATTCCTCTTTCAGCCGATGACTAACCTGCATCAACTCCATGATGTCTTCTGCATTGTGCAGTTTTGCGCATACTTGATAGTGCTCTGGGAAATCATCAGCAAGCTCTGCGAAGGCGCTGTCTTCCCAACCCCTTATCTTGGCTTGTACCTCACCACCTGCGAAGGTGAAGTATTTGGTGAAGAAGGTGTCCCCACGGCTTGTGTTAATCTGTATCATCTTTCTTTCCTCTCATTGTATATGCCATCATTTCAGTAATACCCACCGAACATCAAACTACTATAAGCTTTCATAGTTTCGGGTTTACTAATACAACCTGACTGTAAATAACACCTAAGTTTGTGTATATCTTCTGGTTTCTTACGCCCGTAGTAGTTTACAAGACTGGAAGCCTTCATACCGCAAGGTTCACATACATAGTGTACACCAAACTTCTTCCACGCACGACTGATCTCTAGTAGTTCTCCCATCCACACATACCCTTCATGCCTATTGTCCGCTCCACACCGTTGACAACATGAAGGGATATGTTTAGGAGACATCTGGGAATGTGCTCAGTACATCAGGAGATAGCTTGTTTCTTTCGGCTAATCGTAGTAATTCCCCCTTCCATTCCTCGACCTCAGTAGTGTCGTGGATAATTTGTAACTGAGCCACCAACGTCTCGTGTGTATCAGGCTGCCCATATCCAGTTACTACTTCTGGATAGGTGCTGTTCTCCATGTCAGAGGTATAATTCTTAATAAAGGGAGCGGCAGCACAACACACACTTCCTCCGTCATATTGACAATTAAAAGAGTCGTCTTTACTCCGCTCTCCCTGCTCTAGTAAGTGTGTCGCCGCAACATCAAATACTTCCTGTGCTGTCATAGTTTCTATCTTATCACCATATTCGCCTAGTTTAGCCATTATTATAACTCTCCTCTATTGATTCCACAGCTTCTATAACACAAGCTCTAACTTTGTCCTGTGTCGCAATGTCGAGGTCATCATACTCTAATTTAACTGAGTTACGCAACCCCTCCACCCACACATCGAGAATTTTAATATGATCATCTTCCCACAACCATACGATGAAGGCTGTGTGTAGTGTCTCACCTATACGTATTAAGTCATCTACATGTAATCCTTGCAAGTCTAACATCTTAGTCTCCCCAGTAACTATAACATTGCCTATAATGTGTTACAACCCCTTCACATTGTGTGGTTTGGGCGTAATCAAATATGAACAGGGATATGAAAATACCCGCTAGAACATAAAGTTTCAATTTAGTGCATTTATCCTTGGACATTAGATAATCCCCACCATAAGAACATTCCCCCTCCGACTAACAATACAAGGAGGATAGCACTGACACATCCGAGGATACTCTCTAATTCTTCATCTGTTAAGTGAGCCATTCTAGGTTCCTGCATGTTCTTCTCCTGATTTAAAGATACCAAGTGATTCTATATCATCAATCAACTCTTTACAACCTTTTATTTCACGAGCTACATCTTCCTGCATACGTTTATTCTCGTATAGAAGGATGTCAACTTTATAACAAGCTTTTAATGTCTCAAGTTCTAGTTTGACAGCTTCAAGTTCCTTAGTCACTAGCGACTCTATTTTCTTATTGACCTGCTCTAGCTCTGCGCTCAATTTTAAGCATTCATGCCTAAGCGCGTGATTATCCCAGTTCCTGTAATCAGTCATTCTTTTCAAACCCCAAAGCTATAGCCCGTAATTCGAGCGGAGAAAATTTTCCCTCAACCATCCACTCATCACCATCAATCCATTCGCAACTGTTATGGTCGCGAATTTCTGCAATGCTCAACCCGCCTCCCTCTAGCTCTTTGATCCGCTTATTAGCCTTTTCTAGCTGCTCCTTAACTTCCTCGCACTCAAACCAAGCATTGTTAGACTGATTAACCAGTTCCTGCTGAACTTCAAGTAACTCTGCTATTCTTGCGGCTTGCTTGGTTATGGTATCGTCCCTGCCCTCCAACACCCTTATCAGACCGCAATATTCATTAGTAGCCTTACACTCTGAGCCGCCATTATTTAACACTAAATTCAAAAGCGATAAATCACTCACACTTTAACTCCTTCATATATCGACCAATCTTTATTGAAATTCTCACAGGTGCGATACTGCCAAAACTCATCCCCTGAAACACCATCCAATACCCACCTAAATAGACCGTGGTAGTACACACCAGTAACGATATTACTTAAGGAGGTGCATTTGACCAACACCTCCTCGCTAGGCCGTAAGAGTCTGTGGAATGGGTCATTATCTGTGTTAACTCTTATCTGCGGTAGGTTCATGCCTTAAACTCCTTAGTTATTAACGAACTCTTGGTGACATCATAAGTATTCTTCTGCATGATGTCAACTATTTTATTCTCCTGTCCCTTACAGAACTCCCCTATAGCCTCCTCCACCATACCACGCTCTGCTTCTAACTCCGCGATCTTCTTATTGATGTCGTATAACTTAGATGTTTTAAGCTCTCTAGCCATCTGCATAGGATGAGTGTTGAGTTGATAGTGTACACCTTGCTGAATGCCCGTGAAAGGCTCCTCTCCGTCTTCTAAGTTAGAGGTGGCATACCGTACTTCATACCCTGTTAGTACGCCTCTAGGGGTCTTGTTGGGGCGTAGGAGGATGATTCCTAGTTGGTGTTGTTGGTCTTGCATGTTATCTCTCCTTAATAACCCACACTCTGTAGGTCGGCGTATAGTAACTTAACAGTCTCTTTAAGGGAAGCCACTTCTTCAACCAAGTCTTGGTTGAGATCCTTAATAATCTCCTCCTTATTGTTATCATAGATAGCTTGGCGTAGCTCTTTGAAGTCATGTTGGTGGGTAGATGCCCCTGCCCTGTACCCCTTGAAGCCGTTCATTAACTCATTACGGTAGTTTGTCCAATGATCACTGGCTACATGGTAGCTTACATCGGAGTACAAGTCACCTAGTAGTTCATCCACCATAGCGGTGATTCTAGGCTTGAAGCTATCCATAATACGTTGTGCTTCTGATTCACCTTCTTCTGTTAGGGTAGGATACAGTGGGTATTTCTTTGGTTTCAGGTCATTCATGTTGTGGTGACTCATTATTTAATATCCAATAAGCTTTTAATATTATCTCTCATGTCTGCCTTGCCGTTTTCGTACCCTTTAACTAAGACCTGTTGGCAGATGCTATACATGATATTCTCTGGCTTGAATACATCTACCGCCGATAAATCTACGATGATCTCTTCTTTCCCCATACTAGGGATAGCTACTCTATGGTCTAGGTGGTGACACTCCAAGCCCATAGCCTCTATAGCTTGTATGCGTAGCTGCATCCGATTGTGTGTAAGTGGTGCGTACTTCATCTTCATAATCTCTCTCCTTCCTCAAAGTAACAATGTTCCCCTACTTGGGTTCTGAACACCATATTATCATCCCATGTGGTCTTGTCAACCCAATCACACCTAACAAAATGATCAGATTTATGTGTTATCCTTAAATGTCCATAGAAGCCCGACAGTAGCCTCTCAGCCACTTTAAAGGCTAAGTCTGATGAAGGTACATCTAACATCCTTAAATCCCCTGACGTGGCACACAGGGCCGAGAAAGCACATGCCTGTGGTCTATCTTCATCTTTAGATGGTTCCCATACAACCTCTGTGATCGTATTAGGCCAATTCCGACTCTCCACTCTAGCCAACACCACCTCCCCGACAGCCCTCATTGCCTCTTCTGGGACTTCCTCTCCTCTCACCTCTGTATACATAACCAAGGCTAATGAATTGACATCATCGTAGGGGGAAGTATAAGGCGATTCCGGGGGCGTATAGACATACCCTGTACGTTCACCTTCCTGAGAGGATAGAATCGCTTGGTGGGTCGCATATGGAGTCTCAGAGGCTATTGCGTATATGACTGGTGACAGGAACATCAAATATAGCAATCTTACCACCTAACCTCCTTGTCTGTGCAATAGGTCATAGTATGTGATGTTCTGTTCTTCGCAGACGATAGTACCTGCGTTTAGTGTGGGTTCTGTGCTACTAACCCCTCTATGTTCACAGCCAAATAACATGGCAACTACTGCGATAACGAATATAATTTTCATAATCTTCCCCTCTTGGGTTATTTAGGCAGGAAACTATCCTCTTCTACACAATGTACCGTAAGGATTGTGGAGTTTAATGCTTGTGTAGCATTAGAGTGTACCACACCACCTCTCTCCTCACACTCTACTATGAATGCTTGAAATGTTGTAGAGTTCCCTGTTTCTACTCTAGGCTCCTTGCAGGCTATCACACTACCTGCAAGTAACATAGGAATGATTAATAAGTGAGCTTTCATAGTCATCTCCTATAAGATGTATTCGTACCCTAGCCATATTACTAAGGCTACACCTATTAAGTCAACGATATTGTATACAACAACACCTATTATTACATTCCTATATGTGAGCTTCATGTTGTTACTCCTCTACTTCTTCTAGTCCAGATAACGCTTTCTCAAGCACTTCCTTATCATACATCTTACCGTTCAACTCTATACGCTCTTTCTTCTCTACGGGGGAAACATCAGTGATCGTATACTCAGTTTCTATCTCGTAGGAGAGGGTGTGTTCTTGAAGGTCGCTGGTAGGGTTAGGGGTGACATATGAATAAGTCAGACCACCTTTATCGTGGGTGACGATGAAATTGAAATGCGCATTCATAAATGTGCCCTTACTACAAGAAGGCCACTTATACCCCTGCTCAAATAACCAACTCTGAATAGCTCGGCTATGTTCAGGTGACTCCACTTTGAAGTACATGTTTTTGAAGGTGGACGGTGCTAATGTAAACGCCTGATCTACTAACCAACCGTCATACCCTTCCACCTGCACCCAGCCATTTTTGTTAGTTTCGGCAATAATGTACTCTTTACCCACCACTAAGATATGGTGCTCATCTTGGCGTACAACCCGATCACCTACCTTAAATTTATTACTCATAGTTTTCTCCTCTTCGTTAATATCTATGTGTGTACATTACATAAGTATTCTGCTGAAAGCAAGGGTTTGTTTGGTTTATTTATAAAACTCTAAAGTTAACATAGAAGTACCTATCTCAGTCTCTACATAACCCTCAATATACCCCATCTAACTCTCCTCCATGCGCATGCCATAACTAATCAGCTCACTGACCACGCCCGAAAGGTGTTCTGCTAATTGCAAAACTTCCTCCTTGCTATGGAGTGTCTCCGACATGGTTGCGTTATCTAGGGTAGTGGCTACATCCACCCACTTCTACTTATATCCTCTTAAGTCAATATCCATCTATCTCTCCTTTCTAATTTGATGTGTGTATATTACAGCGGGATTCTTGGTGTGTCAACCTTTATAACAACTTAATAAAAAATCATCCCAGAACTTACTATCAACCTTTTCAGGGAAGTCACTCCTATCCGCCAACACCTCAACTTCATCGATAAGTTCTTCCAGTACAGGTTGAACTTCAGTCAAGAAGTCTAAAGTACCTTGTTTCACAGCTAATAGGAAGTCTTTATTTTTGAGTGGATATGTAATTGTACCCTCCTCGTAGATCTCCTTTAATTGATACCCCGCACGTAGGGCATGTGAAACAGCCTTCCAGTCCACTCCTTTGTTTTCCTTTGCTGCTTTGGCGCGTTCGCCGTAGGAGTTCCACTTCTCTTTGATTGATGTAAGGAACAAAGGTAACGGCATGGTTTTTTGATACTTGGAACCTAGAACAACATAGAACTCCTGTTCCGTACCGTTCTTCATCTTAGTTGTTTCATAATAACAGTGGTCATTCTCTGGCAACTTGCCCCACACATATTCAGATATTTTATCACACTTATCCCAACTATCATATTTAAGGTAGTAGTCATTACGTTGGAGTTGATTAAATACTTCCTCTAATGCTGCCATACGACTACCTTTGATACCATACTTACTAGCCTGCTTACGAGCATAACCTAGAAAAGCCTTCATATTCTTGGTGGAGAACCTCCATCGGTTCATCTGGATAAACTCCCACTCTGGACTTGCGCTTATTTGCCCTTGCATAGGACTGGCATGGAGCATGTCTAAAGCGATCATCTCCCCTTGAGTACACAATCGGATGAACTCAGGAAGAGAGTACCAATCACTATCCACATCTTCACTGGTATTCTTACTTTGGTCATTCCCCGTTGACTCACTGATTTGTTTAGGGGATATACCTAACAGCAGCTCATCTGTGCTGGGCATAAACACACCCTTATAGTCGATGTCTGATTCTGGTGTGTTCAGACCATAAAGGTGTGAGCCGTGTACGCACTGAAACAACTTCTTATATTTCATTATTACTCCTTAGTATAATTGAAGGGACTACAATATGTGTATATCCCCTCTCAGGCTCCGTGTACGCCACGACACGGCATTTTAAATAGAAACCTATACAAACACCCTAATGGGGAGTATAAGCCCTTGTAGAAACTTCATCTTGTTGTCTTTCATAATGTAGGTTCCTCGAACAGCTGGTTGAAATACTCTGCCGTGAAACACTCTTTAACTTCCTCCTTATATTCAGGAGTCTGATAATAGTCACTATAGAACTCATTAGTCTCTCGGTGGCGATAGTCTGCTTGCTTCCGCTTATTATTGTGTTTATAACTCTTCTTATCTCGCTCCCACCAAGGGATAAACAAGGTGAACCACTCTTGTACCAAGCAGGAGTTATCCGTCTCGTAGTCGTACTTTAGAAACTCTATGAGAACTCGTTTCTTACCTCTCTTAATAAGAGTAGCTCGACTACCTCTCATTCCTTTCCCGTCCTGAAATATAACTATATTTTTCACAAAAACTTCTCCCGTTGCCCCAAACACATGAAAGCCTTATGATGTACCTCGGCTCTACCTAATTTAATGTGTGTACCTTACAGCTATGTTCTTGGCGTGTCAACCTATTTGACCAACTATTCCATTAACATACGAAAAGACTTGACTTTTTATCAAAATTACTGGCAGAATAGAAGGTAGGATAGTGTGTTAAATATTACATCATCCTGAGAATTAGAAATAAATGAGAATATTCTGGTGTTTGTGGTGGTTGGAAACAATCATTAACGGGACGAGAGGAGTTCCAAGGTTGTCCTTCTGTATAGCTACAGTATAGGCATGTGGTAACAGTAATGTCCACACTCTTCTCTCATACGTCTGACGTAGCGACACCTGCTTAGTCCGAACCTATCAAGACTGGGCGTAAAACGAGTTAAGCGTGACGTGTTCAATTAGGTATGATTAGTTTATAGCTATTGCTTATTATACCACTTGAACTGTATGCAGGTCTTACACTGCTTTAAAAGTGTGAGCTATCACAGGGTCATTCCCTATATCAATGCTCGATAATTAGAATATGTGGTTAGATATGTTTGATTAATATCTTAGATTAGCAATATCGGCTAATCTACCTCTTGTCAATAGGTTATATTATAACACTCCAAAGTAGATTGGTTAATTAGAATAGTAATTCTATCACCCAAGGCTACTTTGTCTTGTCGTGCCTGTAAGAAAGGTAATGAATATAATAGTAAATAAAATGTTGACATGGAGATGTCAGACCATTATAGTGACATCAACTTAAACAAGAGGAGAGGAATATGAGCAAGCGTAATAGTACAAGTAACATCAACCCTCAAGTAGAAATCAGTGAGGGGTGTATAGGTGGTGAGCAATATTCTCACCCTAGTTATGGGTTGATTAGGGTAAATCGGTGTCAAGGGTCACAGCAACACTTTGGGAGCGATGTAGATGCGAGTACCAGCATGAGACTAACCATCTCAGAGGCAAATGTAACCCATAACCTAGGACGTAGTTGGTATCACGACAACAAGATGGTTACTGAGGTTAATATGACGGCTGTACAATATGCTGAAATGATTTCATCCCCTAATACACAAGGGGTTCCTTGTACAATCACATACCGTAATGATATAGGACATATTACATACCGTCCTCCTACAGATCAGATAGACATGATTGAAGCGGAGGTTAAGCAATGCTTCGATAAAGCCAAACAGAAGAATGCTGCTGTACAGGATGAGGTGAAGGAATTATTCCAGAAGAAAAGCTTGAATAAGAATGACAAGGAGGTTATCTTGAACCTGATACGTGGACTGTCGAATGATATCACAAACAGCCTCCCTTTCTATTTAGATTCAGCCGATGAGATACTAGAGCGCAAGGTTATGGAGGCTAAGACGGAAGCGGAAGCTTATATGGAACACTTGCGTGTGCAGGTAGGGGAGTATGTTCTGAATAATCCAGATGTCTTGAAGCTTACACAGGAGAAGGTATAATGTGGGACTGGGTGACGGGATTATGGATGGGAGTGCTTGTCACAGTACTGATAGGACTACATTTAAATGTAACACCTCACGAGGCTCCCATGCAAGAGCACTGTGCAATCTACTCGTCAGACCTACAAAGTTATAATGTTTATAGCTTCGAGTGTACTAATGGGGCAGAGTTCAGTAGGAAACTAATTAAGGAAAAGGGTGAGAATGTTAAGTAAACAACAACAACACTCTGTAGATTTACAGAAACAAGGCAAGAGTATTTCATTAATCGGTGGAGCAGGTTGTGGTAAGACACACACAATCAAACAGGTCACAACACGTAACACTGTTGTTGTGGCTCCTAGTGCAGCCGCAGCTCTGAATGTAGATGGTGTGACGGTACACTCTGCCTTTAGTTTGTCACATGGTATTCAGACAGAGAAAGACTTGAAACGTATCACATCAGAGATGAAGATGTTGTTTGGTGTTAATAGCCCCATTGATCGTATTGTATTCGATGAAGCATTCACCTTACCAGCTAATTTATTAGACGATGTGAGCACGAAGCTACAGTTATTAAGGGGTAACAACCTCCCCTTCGGTGGAATCCCTGTGACGCTATCAGGTGACCCTCTACAGTGTGCTCCTTTTTGGTCATACGAAGAAGGGAAGATATTAAATAAGAAATACTTAACACCCTACATCTTCAACTCTAAGGTGTGGAAGAAACTGAAACCCGAAGTTGTTGTATTAACGGAGATATTCCGTAATAAGAACTATGAACAACAACAATGGTTGAACTCTATTCGGAGTAAAGACGGAGACTGGAATGAGGCTATTGATCACATCAATGAAGTGGCCTCCCATAGGGACTACAACCCTAACTCAGACTTACATCTGTGCTCACATAGAGAAAGCGCACGTAAGATGAACGCTTATTACTACGATAAGATTAAAAGTCAAGAGTATACTTATACGGCAACTATTGAAGGTAAGTATAAAGAGAGTGAATATCCAGTAGAGAAACTATTGAAGTTGAAAGTGGGTTGTCGTATAATCTTCACGGTCAATAACTATGACGAGGGTTACACCAACGGACTACAAGGGACGGTAGTTAAGTTATCTAACTCTTCTGTTGTAGTAGACGCTGATAACGGTGAAACCTACTATGTAGTAGAGGAAGAATGGAAGAATGAGAAGCTGAGTTCTATCGGGAAGGGAGACTTCTCTAAGATCCAAGTGGGAACATTCTCTCAGTACCCTCTCCGTCTAGGTTGGGCTACCACGATACATTCGTCACAGGGCTTGACATTGGATAATCTTACTGTAGACTTCGGCATAGATGCTTTTGCTGACGGTATGGTTTACGTGGCATTGAGTCGGTTAACATCACTGGACGGGTTGACATTAGTACGTCCCGTCCAGCATGGTGATGTGAAAGTGAGTCGTAAGGCTTTGCAATTTATCAATAAACATTGTAAATAGGAGAACAACTAAATGAATCTATCTGATTTAGGGTTAGAAGGAAAAGACTTGAATGATAAACGTGGCTTCCACTATGTAGATCCTCGTGTAGAAGATTACGATAGTGGTGATATCCACTGTAAACTTATCGAGAGTCTTCTCACAGAGGATGAATTAGCGGAAACATTCCCTAATGAACGTGCCTGTAAAGATACACGTTATGTATACCTTGGTCATAATGACAACATTAAGGGTATCGAGTCCTTTAGTGCTGAGATGATAGAGAAGGTGCGGGAACAGGGTTTACTAGGCTACGATTATAAAGCTGTCCGTACAGTCGTATCCGATGGTGGTGATTCGGAGTACGAAGAGTTGACCGAATGTTATGATACCGTAGTTGAGTTAGAGTTTGTAGCACGAGATTATAAAACCATGACTGCTGTAGCATATTATCAACGAGTATGGACAGAACAGCTACGTCAACGGGAATGTGACTTGAAGAACTATGAAACATACTTGGAGTGTGTTAAGATGTTCGGGATCGGAGAATAAGTAGATGAAAGATGCACTTGACGATATTATAACATGGCTGCTTTGCACAAGCCTTCTAATGCAAGTCTTTATTTATGCCCAACACAAAGAGAAGATCTCGCACCTAAAGGAAGAGATTATTGTATTAGAATCCAAATTACTCAAAACAACGGAGAAGTAAACATTGTCAGAGATCGGTAAGTTTGCGTGTATAGATTGTGATTCATCAGATGCCTTATCAGTATATGAACAAGAAGACGGAACCTATGATGCTACTTGCTGGTCTATCTGTCAGTCTGATAAGAAAAAAGGATATAAATCTCATAACCAATTATGTAAGAGCTATCTAAAAGAGGAGCTAGGTATTGAGGAAATCAAGCGAGGTAAGAAGTTGGTAGTTAAATCAAAACTTAAAAGTAAACTCAAGAAGAAGGACGAGAGTACTAAAGTCATAACATCAGATAAACTCGCATGGATTCGAGATAACTCTAGTGCCAAAGGTAATAAGTTTCGAGGTATTAAAGACGAAACATTGAAGCTATTTAATATCCGTACAGCATACGATGACGATGGAACCCCATCAGAGCGCTTCTACCCTATCTACAAGAGCGTTGACGGTAAGGTGACTATGGTTGGTTGTCATAAGCGTATCGTCGCTGGAAAGGACTTCAGAGCCGTAGGATTGAATAGTAAGAATTGTATGCTATTCGGACAGAAAGAGGCTAAAGGGAGTAAACGTGTTGTCCTTGTTGGTGGGCAAGAGGATGTCGCAGCAGCAACACAGATGTTCCGTGAATGGAGTAAGAATAAGGATAATGTAGCCCCTGTTGACTTTGTTAGCTCCACGGTAGGAGAGACAAGTTGTGCTGAACAGTGCCGTGCTAATTATGACTTCCTAGACTCCTACGATGAAATCCTCGTAGACATGGATAATGACGAAGCAGGGGAACGCGCTAAGGAAGCTTTATTGGAAGTGTTGCCTGTACAGAAGACTAAGGTGATGTCCTATAACGCTAAAGATGCTAATAAGGCATTGAATGATAAGATGAAGGATGATTATATTCGTGCTATTTATAACGCGAAGAAACCTCCTGTGGTTGGTGTCCTGTCGGGTTCAGAGATATTTGATAGAATGGTCGAATCACTATCCATGCCTTTGATTCCATTACCTCCTGAGCTGAAACCACTACAAGATAAGTTGTGCGGAGGATTACCTGTAGGGGAAATTATTAACATCCTAGCAGCATCGGGTATAGGTAAGACTTGCATTACTAATATGTTGATTAAATTCTGGATATTTAATTCACCATATAAGGTTGGGATACTTAGCCTTGAAGCAGGGGCAGGTAAATTCTTCTCACGTTTAGTGTCAGGCTATCTAAAACGTAATATTGCACAGTTTGAGACGCCTGAAGATAAAGTAGAGTTTGTTATGGAAAACAAGGAGGAGATATTTGAACTGCTTGTTAACAAAGAAGGCGACGAACGGTTTAGTTTGATTGATGATAACGGTGATTTAGATAACCTAACTGAGGCCAAAAGAACGATAGAGCGTCTTATACGTCAAGCAGGGTGTGAGGTTATTGTCATCGATCCTATACAAGACCTACTTGACTCCTTAACCACAGAAGAACAGGCTGCTTTCATAGGGTGGCAGAAGAAGCTCAAGGCAAGAGACGGTGTATCTTTCATTAACATCAACCACACACGTAAGTCAGGCGGGGGTAAGAAGTCAGGTAGTCAAGGAGGAGAACTGGTAGAAGAGGACATGCAAGGTACGTCAGCGATATATAAATCAGGTGCCGTTAATATTATAATCAGTCGAGATAAGACAGCAGAAGATGTCGATGTCCGTAACACGACTAATATTATGTTAGGTAAGAGTCGGGATGTAGGTGACACAGGGCCAGCAGGTCAGTTATTCTATGAGATCAAAACAGCACAGTTGCATAACAAGGAAGATTATGACAGAGACAACAGTTCCTTTTGATTACAGTAAACTGAAATACGAATTAAGATGGTTGACGGGAGACTCAGAGTAAGGTAGCATGCGTCCCGCGTAACTAACATAGATAGGAGAGGAACTGAAGACAATGGCTAAACGAAAAGAATGGATTTACGATCTCGAAACATTTCCTAACTGCTTCACATTCTGTGCTGTGTTCAGTGATGGTGGTCACATTCAGTTGTTTGAGATCAGTGATCGTAAAAATGACATAGAGGACTTGTTATCCTTTCTGCGTAAAGTGGTTGAACATGGGCACAAAATGGTGGGGTATAATAACAACGGGTTTGACTATCCTGTATTACATTACATTATAAATAAGGCTAAGCTTGCTAAGCAACGAGACTTACCTGTCAAGGTTACAGCCAAACAGATTTACAACAAGGCTATGGAGTTCATCAACTCCCAGTCTTTTGGTGGAGGGTTCGGTAGTGCGGTTAAACCAAGTGAAGTGATTGTTCCACAGATTGATCTATTCAAGATTCATCACTTCGACAATGCAGCGCGTATGACATCTCTGAAGATGTTGGAATTTAACATGCGCTCTGACAACATCGAAGACTTACCTTTCGATGTGGGTGTTAAGTTGAACAGTGAAGAGATAGATGTATTAATTGAATATAACAAACATGATGTTTTACAGACATATAAGTTTTATAAGCACAGTATAGGCGTGATAGAGTTCCGAGAGGATCTAACTGAGAAGTATGGCTTTGACTGCACCAACTTTAACGACACCAAGATAGGGGCTGAGTATTTCATCAACCAACTAGAAAAAGCTGTACCTAATTGTTGTTATAGTTTCGTAAACGGTAGACGTAAAACGAACCAGACCAAGCGTGATGTGATCCACGTAAAGGATGTGATATTTCCATATATTAAGTTTAAGCGACCAGAGTTTAATGCCATACTTGAGTGGTTTAAGAACCAAACGTTAACTGAGACAAAAGGAGTGTTCAGTGACGTATTAGAGAGCGACTTAGGTGATGTAGCACAGTACGCGAAGATGAGGAAGAAACGACAGAAGTTTAAATCCAAACCTACCGAGAGGATGATTGAAGATTTACGTAAAGATAAACCTGCTGTGTGGGTTGAAGAAATAGAATTGAAAAGTGGAGGGGTAAGTTATTGGTGGAACTGGAACATTGTAGACGCAATGAATGTGGTGATAGATGATTTGGAAATCGTCTTCGGTACAGGAGGTGTACATGCCGCACGACAAGGTAGATTCAAAGAAGAAGGTTCTACTGTAATTGAGTCTGTGGATGTTGCCAGTATGTATCCTAACATTGCCATTGCGAATAGAATCTACCCTGAACATCTAGGTGAAACCTTCTGTGACATCTACCAGAGCCTCTATCAGGAACGTGTAGAGATTAAATCACAAATGAAACAGTTAGATAAGAGCACTGATGAATATAAGAATTTAGATAATATCCAAGGTGCAATCAAACTTGCTCTGAATGGTACGTATGGCAACTCGAATAATAAATATAGCCCATTCTACGATCCACAGTATACAATGGCTGTGACAATCAACGGACAGTTGTCATTGTGTATGTTGGCAGATATGCTATATGAGATCGAGGGTATGAAACTCGTTATGATGAACACAGATGGTTTGGAGTTCACTGTCGATGAAAAACATGTGCCTCGTTGTAAAGAAATATACAAAGAGTGGGAAGAGATTACAGGGTTGGTGTTGGAGCGTGACACATACAATAAACTGTACATCCGAGATGTGAATAATTACATAGGAGTGTTTAATGAAGGTTAAGCGTAAAGGGGCGTATGAATATGACAGTCTAGGTTGGCATCAAAACCATTCCTCACTGGTGATAGCAATGGCTGCTGAACATGAAATACTAGAACGTGGATCATGTGAAGACTTTATCAGAGCACATGATAACAAATGGGATTTCATGTTAAGAACTAAAGTTCCTCGTTCGTCACGCTTGGTAATGGTCATGGAAGATGGGTCTGAGGTGTTGCAACAAAACATATGTAGGTATTATCCCTCTAAAGAGGGTGGTAGGTTGATCAAGATAATGCCTCCCCTAGAGAAAAAGAACACTAAATATTGGATGAATGATGAATTAGACGCTCTTGTAACCAATACAGCTACAGAACACAATAAAGCAATCAAGAAGGGTTTTGAGGAGAAGAAGATTGAGTTCCATGAAGCAATATGCAACCCACTGTTTCTACCTCTCATGGAGCGTAGGTTGTCAATAGATTCCGAATGGAATGTTAAAACTTGCAATGATATAAATGAGTTTGAATGGGACATCGACTATGACTATTACATTCAGGGAGCTAGGAAATTAATCAATGAATTAGATGATAAACACTTGACCACATAATCAATACCTGTATAATACTTAAATCGAATAGCGGAGGAGAGAAGATTGGAAAATAAAGTAGAAGAAACACTTGCAACGGTCAAACTAATCGACTATAATGACGCAGATGTCATAGGAGGACAAAGGTTGGCTTTACCTCTAACCGATCTGGCGAGGCAATTGCAGGAAGAGGAAGATCGAGGGTTGTCAGGGTTAGTTCTATCGGACATTTCACTAACAAAGGAAGATATTATTTTTAAGTTTATAACCAAGAAGGAGAGTAAGAATGCAACCCATGAGTTGTAATATTAAGAGCCAACTAGAACGTATCGTTGGTAGCACTACAGATGAGACTATGACATTACGTGTAGCTTACATGCAAGCGTATGATAAACGTGAGACATTCCTTGAGAAGTGTCGTAACGACGGTCTCAAAGGTAAGGCGTATAGTTCGCTAGTAGCGGCTTACGATGCACAAAACATGAAAGTTTTTAACTAAGGAGATATACAATAATGAGTAGCTTTAAACCAACAAACGGTAAGAAACAAGGTTCAGGTAACGGCCCTAAACTAGATTATGATTACATTGCAGGACAAGTTGAAGATGGTCTATCACAGGCGATTTGTTCTAACATCATCGATCTAGGTGAACACAAGCAGCCTATCCAAGTGACAAATAAGACGGGTTTCATGCTTGTCGAGGATGAAGAGGCAGCAGCGGAGATTCTAGGTATTATTCGTGACGCTTACGGAGACAAGAAGATTGACGAAGACAACCTCGATGATATTGAAGAATTGGAAGAAGGTTTTGTTCTGCAATTTAAAGTTGTCAAGAATAAGTGGGTGTTCTCTAACTCAGAAGACGATTACACCTACTTCGAGACATTAGAAGAAGCAGAAGAAGCACTGGAAGCCGCTAAACAAATTGATAACTTCAAGTTTGTTGAGAAAGACGGAAAGGACGAGATTATTAAAATGGAAGACTGCGTTAAGCTTCCGTTCCGTACCTTCATTCCTGATAATGCGCGTGAAGTTACATACACCTTCGATTTAGTTGAGAATGATGTAGAGTACATTAAAGGTTCAGGAGAGACAGCTCAGTACCGTCTGTACGCTTCTTCAGAGTTCAAAGGTGCAGTACGTGGTATTGTAACCCCTGATGATGGTCGTACATACTCACCAAACTCAGTGACAGCTAAGATTGCAGCGGCCTGTGGTGTCCCTGAGATTGTAGACACTGAGAGTGATGATTGTAACGATATTGGCCTCCTACTAGGACAGCCTTGTTACATTGATGTTAAGAAGAAGGATAGCTTCATCAAGGTTGGAGCATACTCTAAACCTAAAGCTAAAGCGTTGGCAAACTTTGAAGAACTACAAGTGGAACCAGCAATCCTAACCTTCGATAATGCAACACCTGAACTATTGGATCTAGTTAAACCTAAGTATGTTTATGTAAATAAGATCAAGGCTGCTATCAATTACGAAGGTAGTCCTATGCAGGAAGCTATGGAGGCGTGGGAGGCAGGTAAGACAACCCCTACTGTTGATACTAAGACAGAGGAAGAAGCCGAGGAAGACGCTCCTGTGGACGTAGAAGAGGCTCCTAAGCCTAAGACACCTAAGAAGAAAGCTACAGCCAAGAAGAAGGTGGTCGAGGAAGAAGAAGAGTCTGACGACCCTTGGGGTGAATAGCAATAAGTAAGATGTGAAATACACCTCGTCCTTTCGGGGGCGGGGTTTTGTTATATAGGAGAGTTGAAACAGTATGGCTAGTTTTAAACCAACAAATAAACCAGAATATGAAGATAAGTCTTTCAAGACACTCGTTAGTCAAATCAAAGAAACACACCCTGAACGTACCGCTATTGTAGACTTCGACTTAGTTACATTTAAAGCTGCGTCTGCGGCTGAGAAACGTACAGTGTTAATTCATTGTGATGACTGGGAAGAACCTAAACCGTTTAAGAATAAGACAGAGTTTTACGGACGTGGTAAAAAGATAGGTGGATGGTTAGAACAACACAATGAAGGTCGTAGGTTAAAAGGTTTACCACCGTACACACGTGATGATTTCACCATTGAAGATGTACAAGAGGCTCAAGATGTAGCTTCTGCGTTACATACAACTAAGATGATGGCTGTCTCCATCCTCGAAGCATTAGGTACACGTAAACACCAGTTATATATAGGTCGTGGTAATAGTTGGCGACAAGAACGTAGCACCTTAATGAAATACAAAGGTAATCGTGATAACTCAATCAAACCTATACACTTGAGGGCAGTAGAGGAATATGCTATTGAACAACTTGGAGCCATCGTTGTCGATAAGGAGTACCAAGGAGGGGTGTATGAGACAGATGACTGGGTTGTTATGGTTGCGAGAGGTAAACCAAACCACATTGTCGTCTCCTCAGATAAAGATAGTCTAGGGACGGGTGTATTAACATACAACCACGATAAGCCTGAGATGGGGATCGTTGATGGAGATTGTTTAGGGGAGCTATGGTTAGACTCTAAGAAGAAGGTGAGAGGGTATGGTCGTAAGTTCCTAGCATTCCAATGTATCTGTATGGATAAAGCGGATAACTATGCAGCACACGAACATAGCGACGTTAGATGGGGCGAAGTCACAGCCTATAATTGGTTGAAAGATTGCACCACAGATAAAGAGATATGGGAGGCTAAAGTAGCAGCATACAAACACCTATACCCTGAACCAAAAGAGATTACAACTTGGAAAGGAGATGTGATAACTATTGATTGGTTATATGTGTTCAAAGAGATGTTTGCTATGGCGCACATGCTACGTTTTGAAGGAGATGACATAGACGTAGAACGTGTTCTTAAACATATGAAGATAGATTATTAATAGCAGTGGTGGTTTATGAGTAGAAAAGAAGTATGGAAGACTTACCCTCAAATATGGAAAACTAAAGCACAATATTTCACATGGCTTCGTGGAGGTTTGCGTAAACTATGGAGCGACTACCCTGCCCGAAAGGAGTGGAAGCGGGGACAACTCAGGAAAGTAACTCCAGAGGAACGAGCAACTAGAGTGTTTCATCCTAGTACCAAAAACGTAGGGCAGTGTGTTTTCTGTAAGGAGTGGATGGCAGGAAGTAAATTAGAATGCGATCACCTACATAGCTCACAAGGTTGTTATGATTTTGAAACAGCACAAGAGTTCTTATGGTACTGCACAAACCTAGAAGGAAATGATTTCCAACTAGCCTGTAAGCCCTGTCATAAGATTGAATCGTACAGGGAGAAGATGGGAATATCTTTTGAAGAAGCGCGTGTAACAAAACAAGCTATAACATGGCAGAAGGAGAGAAATCCAGAAGGGGAGATAGAGGAACTTATGGAATACGGTTACACGAAAGAGGAATGTTCTAATGGCCCTAAACGTAGAGCTTTGTACATCCAACATTTACTAAAAGAGGAAAAGAATGATTCTTAATATATTTCTAGCAATGTGGGTTGCTTGTGGTGTTTATCATACAATAAAAAAGATTGGTACTTTTAGCATGACGGAAATGAGGGAGGAACACTCTGATACCTCTATCTCAGTTGTGGTTGCAGGGGTGGTGCTAAGTGTCTTGTTAGGTCTAATGGTTAATATTCTCATAGGGCCGTTCTGCTTCTTATATAAACATACACCTGATGAATAAGTGTCGTCAATGCGGACTAACTAACTCCGTCTGGGAGAAACCTCAACATAAAATGGACTGTTCATACGGCTATGAAATGACTAGCGCGTGGACAAGGTTTCAATTATGTGAGGAGTTGGAGTCAAAAGGAGAGTTGGACTATCTATCCTACTCTAATGCTGGGGCTAATTTGATAAAAGAGTTTAATAAGTATAATAAGGAGAGTGTATGAGTGTGTTACGTGATGTGAAGGTACGTGAGGAAGTTATTTTATTGGATAGTCAGGGCATGTCTTCGCGAGATATTGCTGCGATGGTAGGTTCAAGTAAGAGTAGCATAGGCGACATGCTTCGCGGTGAAACCTATGGTGCTTGGTTGGCGGATTATAAACGGGGTATGGGGAGTGTCGAGGGTGTGACTGAAGAGGAGGAGTGTTTTGATACGGTGCCGAAAGGCTTAGATGCAAAACGTACCTTGCGGATTGATGTTGAACCAGTGCGTATTGTGACAAGTAAGAAGGTTGCTCCTAATTGTACCCATGCGTTTATTGGTGATCTCCAAGTCAAACCAAATATTAATATGAGTTACTTGTCATGGATTGGCTCTTATCTAGCAGCGAAGAAGCCTGAGGTCATTATTAATATAGGCGACCACTTCGACTTACCTAGCCTAAGCTCGTATGATAAAGGTACGAAAGGTGCTGAGGGTAAGCGCCTAAGTGAGGATATTGAGGCAGGTATTGTCGGCATGAATCTCCTCCTACGACCTATTGCTGATGTACAGGCTCAGGAGTTGGAGGAGTTCGGTGAAGTACGTTATAAACCTAAGATGGTTTTTACAGTGGGCAATCACGAGGAGCGTCTTATGCGCCACATCAACTTCAACCCAGAACTGGCTGGCTTAGTTAGCTACGACGATTTTAAACTCAAGGAGAATGGCTGGGAGGTATATGACTTCTTGGAGCCTGCTATGGTGCATGGTGTGACATATATCCACTATCAACCTAACCCAATGACAGGCAAACCTTATGGAGGTAGTGCAGCTAATATTCTCGGTAAGGTTGGTG